GGTGGTCAGCAAGATGGGGGTGGGTTTCTCTCTGGATATTTGTCGGTTGTTCAATTCTTAGTAGTCGGGCATGGTATGGATTCAATTGCAGAAGAGGCTATGCGTGAATCGGGCTTTACTTATGAACAATTTATAGACGCTCAAAAACGAACTGTCTTTGAAAGTGGCAGGATGAATGAAGTTATAAAGAATGCGTTTGGGGAAGGGTAATCTTGCTGAAGATGAACGTTGGAGTATCATCGGCTCTGCTTTGTAGCCGTTGCATACAGTTGTTATGTTTTTAACCGAAATGATAATATAAGGAATAGGAAAATGAAAGAATACCAAAAGATACAAACCGTATTTATGCAGACCCGCCGTGGTCTTTTAGTAGTAAGGAGCTTCAAGCATATAGTGGAAGTAGGTTTACCAGTATTGAGAAGCACTACAAGACTCAAAGTAAGGGGTGGATTAAGAGTCTTCCAGTTAATGAAATATCTAAAAACGATAGCGCCCTCTTTATGTGGACAACTGACGCTCACATGGGAGAGGCAATAGAAACAATTGAGGCGTGGGGGTTTAAATATATAACCGTGGCCTTCGTATGGGAAAAGCTAACCGTAACGGGAAAAACAGCTTGTACACTAGGGGCGTGGACAATGAAAAATTATGAGTTGTGTTTGTTGGGAACAAAAGGAACCATGCTGAAACATAAAAAGGTAAACAATATACGTCAAAAGGTTGCTGCGCTGCGGACTAGGCACAGCGAAAAACCCCATAAGGTTAGAGAAAATATTGAGTTATTATTTGGGGATCTGCCGAGGATAGAACTTTTTGCCAGGATAGAGTGTGAAGGTTGGGACGTATGGGGAAATGAAGTTGAAAGCAGTATTACCCTAGTACCTAATGGGGTGGGGTAGTTATTAGCAATATAACAAGGTATTTAGTGAAATGAGATATAAACATAATAAAATCAAGAAGGTGAGGCATTCAACTGTATATACAACGTATACACAAGATACCGTACTTCCTATCCGAGTTTGTAAAAAGTTCAAGCAGGACGCTACGGAAATTGCAAAGTCTCAAGGCTTAACTTTAAGCGCAATGATTAGGTGTGATGTTTTAGAAAAGTATTACGTTGAAATTGAGAACATGAACAGGATGCCGTCTAAACCATTTACTGGTGACATTGAAGACATGCCGACAAGATCATGTTATTGATGTCGATAAAATGATAAGGGGAGTGTAATGGTACATGAATTAAAAATACAGCAACAATATCTTGACAATTTAGTTGATGGACGGAAAAAGGTTGAGATAAGAATTAATGATAGAGATTATCAATATGGAGATACTTTAAGATTTACTGATTATTCAGGCACAAGTTCAATACATTTCTATTTTCAAATAACACACATTCATTCAGGGCTTGGCATGGAACGCAATTATGTTGCATTATCGGTTAATTTAGTAAGAAAAGACAATGATAAATAACAAGCAAAACTTTACCCATTAACCCCTAATTGTAGAGCTTAGTGGTAAGTAATGACTTTTAAGGAGCAGGCAATGAAAGATAAAGAGTTAAAGCTGTGTCCGTTTTGTGGTGCATTAGAAGAAATGATCGGGGATAACAGAGTTATAAAGCATAGCCCTAAATGTTTTCTTTACAAGTATTGCGCTACAATGTATATTTATGATGAAAGAAAAGATAAGTGGAACACCCGCACATCCCCCATTCAAGAGATAAGGGAATGGATGAATATAAATTCTGATGAGTTTGGCGAGTCAGGCGATAGGATGATATATTATAATCAGTTATTTAAATTTCTTGACACATTAGAGAAGGAATAGCATTTGCTTGATTATAAACAAATAAAAAAGTACAGAGTACTATTAGATATGACTCAGAAAGAAATAGCTTTATACTTAGGTATATCTATAAAAACATATAGTGATTTGGAGTTAGGAAAACCGTGTAAATTAGTTTATTACTTAGCAATAGAACAGTATTTTTATGATAAAGGATTACAAAAGAGAATGCCTAATTTATTACATACTATTAAAACAGTGTATGGTTACAATTTAACTAAATGTCAAGAGAAAATTATATTTGCTATAATAGCAGAGCATGAGGTAATCCCCTCTCTCATTGTTTAGCAAAATTCATTCTGTGGCGGGGTGTTTATTAACCTAGGTAATGAGAGAGGGTAATAGTGAATTTTAATTTTTTAGAATATTTAGATAGCAAGGGTATTTCTTATACAGAGTATTCCGAGTGGACCAATATAACATGCCCATTTTGTGATGATGGGGGGCAGCATTTAGGAATAAATATAATTGCTTCTAAAGAGTATCCTAATGGGGGATATCATTGTTGGAGATGTGATAAATCAGGCACTGTTATAACTTTATTACAAGAAATAGAAAAAACATCTAAAGAGCATGTATTATCTATTATAGCAGAATTTCCTAATTATGGTAGAAAAATAAAGGATTCAGTTCTTCCTTTTAGTGGTGGTTTTACTTTACCTTATGAAGTTAAAGATTTACAGGATAAGCATAAGAAGTATCTTATACAAAGAGGGTTTGATCCAAAACATATTAGTAAAGTATATAAGGTTAAGGGTGGTGGTATATTTGGATTATATAAATTCAGTTTAATAATACCTATATATCAAAATTATGAATTAGTTAATTTTTTATCAAGAGACATTTCAGGTAAACGGGATAAAAAGTATTTGGTATGTCCTAATGATAAATCTAAGTTGAATATTAAAGACTGTATTTATAATATAGATAATATAACTAGTGATGTTATAATAATAACTGAGGGTGTAACAGATGTTTGGAAGCTAGGGAGTAATACTGTAGGTACATTTGGTATACAGTTTACAGAGAAGCAAGTTAATATCTTGAGGACTTTAAAAGTTAAGAAAGCATATGTATTATATGATAATGAACCACAAGCAGTAGTACAAGGTAAAAAATTAGCTTCTATGTTATCACCATTTTACTCAGTAGAAAGTGTAACATTAAAGGTAGGAGATCCTGGAGATCTTAAGGTAGAGGAAGTTGAGTATTTAAAAAAGGAGTTAGGGGTATGAAAAAAACTAAATTAACAGATGAAGAGTTGCTAGAAAACGCTGGATGGACAGTTATATGTGAAAGTCCATTTGAAATAACAAAAGAAGAATTTATAGTAACAGGTGAAGGTGTGTACTCAATAGTAAATTTCCTACGTAAAGAAAAGGAAAATGAGGTGAAAGAAGATATAACTGAAACAGTACAATCTATCAATTGGGATATATGGGATATCTTTGGTGAAGATCTAGAGGGTAAGTATGTGTTTAGAGATGAATTATATGTAGAGTATACGTCAATAGGAATTAGTGAAAAAATAACTTTTTTAGGTGTTTGTGTATGGAGTGATGAAGAAGATGAAAGAGTATATAATGATGAGAAAGATGAGTATGAGCCTCTAGAACCTTATTTGAGAAGAAAGATAAATGATGTACTTATAGAAGTAGCTATGATAAAGTTGGAAATCACAAATGAAGCGTAAAAGAAATGTTCCAAATGCATGGTGGGATAAAAGCATAACAAGATTACTGAGAAAGAATCTTTCAGTTACAGAGTACAAGATGTGGAAATGTGTATATCTAGCATTAACTGAAATAGAATCTGATTTTTGTCATAAATGGTTAGTGTTTAATGTTGATGGAGAAGATATAGAGAAGCTTATTACTCCACCATTAACTAAGACTTGTGCTAAATATGCAGGTTTATCCATTAATAAAACATGTAAGATAATGCAAAGTCTTAGAGATATAGGGTTAATAGATTATGGTAGAAATAAGGATGATACTAAGTTTTCAGGATCTTATATGGTACTATATGAGTACACTAAGGAGGTTCAAAAAGAGGCTGAGATAAGTATACAGAGTTACATTGAAGCTCCTATAGCTACTGAGGAGTCCCCTGATACCTATGTAAGAAGTGCTGTTAGTATTCTGACCTACTGGAATGAGAAGGAAGGTTTACCTACACACAGACCAGATAGTCAGGTAACTAGAGATGCTTTACAATTAACTGAAAAAGAATTAAAAACTTATACAGAAGAAAATGTTAAGGATGCTATAGACATGTATCATAGCTTGTTAATTCATGAAAAAATACTTAATCCTAAAGCTCCTGGTCATAGGGTATCTTTAAAAGAGTTTTATAAGTTTACACGTAAGACAATAGAAAGAGCATATAATGTACGTGCTGTATTACCTAAAGAAGGATGGTTTAGGTGTATTGTAGATAATAAGATTGAACAGTATTTTGAAAGAAAACGACCAGATGAGCAAGATGAACAATTAACTAAAAAGATAACTGAATTATTTACAGATAAATTTAGAGGTGGTTTAGCAGTTAAATACACTATTAAAGAGCAGAATCAATTTATTGTAGCTGCCAATTGTTTATTAAAATTTTATAGTAAATATAAAGTAGAGTTTATATATCAGGTAGATAAATTTGAATTAGCAGGATTTTTAATAGATGCTATTGAGTTAGGGTATAAAGGGTTTGATGGAGCATTAGTTCCAGGGCATGTTTGTAGTACTCATACTTTTAATCATATTTTTCCATCATGGTTACAGGAGAAATCAGTAATAAAAGGTGATTTGGAGATATTATGATATTAGAAAGTGGATTTTATTGGGTAAGAGAGAAGAAGTTTGTTGGTACATTTGGTGGAATAAGATTTTTTGATTTTAATGAGGAGGCTGAATGGACTATAGGAGAGTATGGCGGTATTATTATTCAAGAGTATTCGTGGAGAATAATAGGAGCAGAATTGTGGTATACAATAGAGCAATTAGAAATTGGTGAGAGGATAGAAAGATGAAAAAATGGTTATTTACATTAAGTATAGGTTATGTTAGGGGTATCCATAAAGAAGAATTTACTTTAGAAAGTTTAGGTTATGATGAAGAATTGTGGGGTGAATTGGATAAAGAAGAGCAAGATGAAGAATTACAAACAGCGTGGGATGATTGGAGTGGTAATTATATAGATGATGGTTGGGAGGATATATTATGATATCTGAAAATGATAAGTTTATTTTTGAGAAGTATAATAAAATACAAGAAAAAATAGATAGAATAAAATTATTAATTAGTATATTTAAAGGTGAGCAACAGGATACAGGATGGGCAGGATATGATTATAGAAAAGATCCTAGTATAATATTTAGAGGACTTCAAGTAGAAAAAGCAATAATACCTTTATTAGAAACAGAATTAGTGGGATGTAAAGCAGAGCAAGAACTATTATCATTAAAAGATTAAGGGGTAAATTATGAGTGATATAGTATTATGTGGGGAGTGTAAAAATAGGTTAGGGAAATTTAGAGAGAAAGAAGGAAGAATATTATGTGATGATTGTTTTGAAAAAGATCAAATTAAAAGTTTACAAAAAGAAATATGGAAAATTTTCACAGAAAGGCTTTCGGAAGATATTTATTTACCTTATGCCAGTTACTTATTGTTTGGGGGAAGTTATCCAGTAGTACATCATGAGGATATGAAAAGGAAAGTAGTAAACGTGGTAAAAGAATTTAATATTTACATGGAGGAGAAAGATAAGTGTCAGTATTAATCAAAGAGTTAAAACAAAGAGAAGCAGAATTAAGAAGATTAGGGTTTTATGAAGATGCAGATGAGATAATGGATTATATAGAAATATTAGAAGATGAACATCCACATTATATACTAGGAGATTGTGTAAAATGAAAATACATTGTAAATGTTGTGGTATGTACTTAGGAGATATTTCACAAGCTAAATTGCATAAAGAAATAAAGTATCTTTGTTCTATGTGTTATCTTAGAATGGAATTAGCAAAGCAACAATTTAAATCTTCTGATAATCCTATGGCAAATTTACTTAATATTTTTGAAAAATAGTATAGAATCTAGACCGGAGAGTAAATGTACACAAGACAAGTGATTACTACTGAAATTGAGCAGAAGATTGTTACTGGAATTATAGTAGATACTCAATTTTGTAGAGATGTATTGAAAATTATTAAATTGGATTATTTTACAATAGATTATGTTAAACCTATTATTACATGGGTTAAAAAGTATTATAAAAGATTTGAAGAAGCTCCTGGCAAGCATATACAGGATATTTTTACTTCTCAAAAGGAGTATATTTCTTCTGAGAGAGCAGAGCTTATTCAAGAATTTCTTATGCAGTTATCTAAGAATTATGAAGAAGAAAGTGAATTTAATTCAGCTTATTTATTTGAGGAAGCTAAAGGTTTTTGTAAGCAGAAATCATTGATGCTATTATCTTCTAATATTTCAGGATTAACTTTAGATGGTAAATATGAAGATGCTGAAAAAGCAGTAGCTGATTATAAAGAAGTAGTTAAATCTACTAGTAATTGGGTTAATCCTTTAGATGGAGTATTTATGAAAGAAGTATTTGCTAAAGTAAAAAAAGATCCCCTATTGCAGTATCCTGGTAAATTAGGGCAGTTAATAGGACCATTTGAGAGAGGATATCTTGTAGGCATAATGGGACCCTACAAGCGGGGTAAGACATGGCATTTAATGGAGATTGCTGTACTTGGCATTTTAAATAATCTTAATGTATTATTTATATCTTTAGAGATGGGTAAAGAGCAGGTTAGTCAAAGATTATATAAACGTTTAACTTCATTTGGGGAAACACCTGGGGAGTACCGTTACCCGTGTTTTGATTGTCATAAAAATCAGGTAGGTACTTGCCAGTTACCAGAAAGAGCATCTTCTAATGATTTATATACTATGGGTAGTGAGCCCCCTGAATTTGAAGATGTTACTTTTGAATATACTCCCTGTACTTACTGTAGAAAGCATCATTTACAAGAGTATGAACCAGCTACTTGGTATGTTACTGATGAAAGAAATGGGTTTTCTTTTGATACAGTGTCTAAAAATGTATCAACTGTTCCAAATAAATTAAGGGTTATGTGCTATGCTGCTTACTCAGCTACATTAAATGATCTTAAAAGAGATATAGAATTACTTGAGTATACAGAAGGATTTATTCCAGATATTATTGTAACTGATTATGCTGATATTTTTGCACCAGATGATAGTAGATTGTTAGGTAGAGAATTACTGGATTCTATTTGGAAAATACATAAACAAATAGCTGCCTCATTAAATTGTTTAGTTGTAACAGGTAGCCAAACAAATAAGAAATCTGCAGATGCTAAGAATGTAAATTCTACAGATGTTGCAGAAGATTATAGAAAATTGGCTCATGTGGATAAGATGATTATGATATCCCAAACTAGTGTAGAGAAGGATAGAGGAGTACAGAGATTATCTTGTATTAATAGACATGAAGAAAGTAATGAGCATAAACAAGTGTTAGTGTTAAATAACTTTAATCTAGGTCAGGTAGTGCTGGATTCAGAATATAGAAAAAAGAAAAAAAGTACTTGACATTGCCGATTATTTTGTTAAGTTATAAGGGTACATTAACTAATTATTAAAGGGAGAAAGATTATGTTTTTTTTATCTATGTTTTTAATGGGAGTAATAGGAGTATGTGTATTTAATTTATGTGAGAAAAAATTAAGGGGTAATTACTTTGGAGGAGTAGTTACGTCTTGGTATATTGTAGGTATAGCGTTTACTCTTTTAGCTTTAGGAACGCCAATTACTATTTCTCAACATAAGACAGATAAAATAAAATTAACTAAGTTTATTAGTAATCGAAAAGTATTAGAAAAGAAATATGAGAGTATTGGTAATCAATTACGTTATGAACTCACTAAGTATGCTAAGTATGAAACAGGTGTAATTGATAAGATTAAACCAGAAAATGTGGAAATGTACTTTGTTAAATATCCTGAATTGAGGAATGTGGAAACTGTAACTTTGCTTGCTACATCTTTAGCTCAACTTGAAACAGATATATATAATGTTGATTTGCAGTATAACGCTACAGTGGCTCATATTTTAGGAAGACAAGCAAGTAGGGTTTGGTTAGCTTCAATATATGTTCCTCAGTTTGATGTAGAGTTTTTAGAATAAAAATTAATTAGAAGAGAAATAAAATATGGAATTTTTAAAATATCAGCATGTAGAGAGATATGGTACAGCAGAAGTAGATGGGAGCTCCTATGATTGAAGGTAATGCTATTGAAGATAAGATAGCTGATATATATTGTACTAATGAATTTATTGAGAAGACAAAAAATAAGATAGAAGTTGATGAGCAGGGGTGGAGTAGTTCATTTATCCCTAGACTGCTTAGTACAGTATATCATGATTTTATTAAAGAAGAAGCATATAATTTTGTAAAGAAAGAGAAAAATCCAATAATTAATTTTGGTAGATTAAAGTGTGCTATTACCAGAAGAATTAAAGAGGCTTTGCCGGAGGTGTTTTGATATGAATAGGGTAATAGAAGGCGTTTTAGATGTTCATGACATTGAAAGAGCGTTTTACTTTATTTGAAATTATTTATTTAGTAATTGTAATTATAGGTTTTTGTTTTACTTTATATAAAACGTGGAAAGATGGTCCTTATGATGATAGGCAATGGTAAAGGGGAGTAAATGACTAAACCTTTTTTTAAAGATAAAGAGAACCCATGTAAAAAGTGCACTCTTTCTAAGAACGCTGAGAATCCCTTTATCCCAACAGGGGGTGAGGGTAGGCTCAAGATTCTTCTTATAGGGGATTCTCCTGGAATTGCTGATGATAAAGTAGGTAAGCATTTTCAAGGAGTAAGAGGGCAGGTTCTAAGGAGAATATTCAGGCAACAGTTTAGAATAGATATAGATAAGGATTGTTGGTTAGAATACTCTAATCATTGTCTATGTACTAAAGAAGAGGGTCCTACAGATGGTCAAATTAAAACCTGTGCACCTAGATTAAGAAAGGTTATAGAGGAATTAAAACCAAAGTTAATTATTACACTTTCTTCAGCGTCTATATGGTCTTTATGTCATGATCTAAATTTTGAGAAGAAGTATGTTAGCGATAAGAACTGGCGAGGCATAGCCATACCAGAATACCGTTTTAATACATGGGTTGTACCTATGTATAGTTTAAGATCACTAATTAAGAATAAAAGTGAAGCTCATAAAATAGGTAATGCAGAGCATGTGTTTGTTAGAGATCTTAGATATGCATTACAATACAGAAATAAACCACTACCTAAACCTTTAGAACCTAATATAGCTTTTCTCTACACTAAAGAAGAAGTTGATACGTTGTTTACTAAAATTTTACAAGAAAATTTGGAAATTACTTATGACTATGAAACTAATCATTTAAAACCCTTTCTTAAAAAATCTAAAGTACTTTGCACAGGAATTTCTTCAGTAAGTGGTACATGGGCATTTCCTAATTTACCAAAAAATAAGAGTAAATGGAAGCAAATACTAAAGTCTAATAAAGTAAAAAAGATAGCACAAAATATTTCATTTGAGGAGAAATGGAATCGGTTCTTGTATGGAACAACTTCTAAAGGATGGGTATGGGATACAATGGTAGTATCTCACTTGCTTGGTCAAGGCAGAGCAAAGCATTCAGGATTAAAAATTCAGGCGTACCTTAAATTTGGTATATTAGATTATAATAGGGAAGCTGATAAATTAATTAAAAAAACTGACGAGGAGGGGTGTAATGCACTTCATACATTACCGTTAGAAAAGTTGTTATTGTACGTGGGAAAAGATGCTTATTACACTAGAAAGTTAAAGGAAAAACAGGAAAAGGAAGAGTGGGTTCATAAGGTATACAAGCTGTATCATGAGGGGTTATTAGCATTAATTGATGCTGAGTGTACAGGGATTAAAGTTGATGAAGAATATTATATTAATCTGAATATAGAATTAACAAAGAAGATGGAAAGGGAGTTTACTAAGATAATGCATAGCCCCTCTGTGCAAAAGTTTAAAGATGTAACAAAAAGAGATCCTACTTTTGTAAAGAAGAGTGATGGTAAGTATTCATTTTCTACTTTAGATGTTAAGCAGTTGTTATTTGAAATAGAGAAAAATAAACCATCTAAAATGACAGAGAAGGGTAATATATCATTAGATAAAGAAGTAATGGAAAGTATGAAGTCTTCTTTTTGTAAGTCAAGATTACGATTATCTAAATTACAAAAAGTAAGAGATACATTTTTAAAACCGTTTTTAACTAATGTATATAATGGAAGAATATATCCTTCGTATAATTTACATATTGCAAGGAGTGGTAGAAGCTCTTCTTCAGACCCTAATTTTCAGAACATACCTAAACATGACCCTGAAGTAAAGGAGATGATTAGAAAAGGCATTATAACTGATAAAGGTTTTAAGCTTGCTGAATCAGATTATTCTTCAATGGAAGTAAAAGTTATAGCTTGCCATTCTAAAGATCCAGTACTTATTAAGTATATTAATTCTGGAGCAGATCCACATAAAGATCAGGCAGCTTTAATTTTTAAAACAAGTATAGATAATATTACAGTGGATATGAGAAATTGTAGTAAAAGTTTATTTGTATTTCCTGAATTTTATGGTAGTTGGTATAAGATGGTAGCCGGTGATTTATGGGATGCTTGTAAAGATTTAAAATGTGTAGATGGTAGAAAAGCTTTAGCTCCGTGGAAAAATTATAATAGTTTTGAAAGTCATATGAAAGTAGTAGAAGATCATTTTTGGTATAGGTTTAGTGTAGTAAAGAAATGGCAAGAGCAAAGAAGAAAAAGCTATGAGAAATTAGGATACGTAGAAAGCTTTATTGGATATCGTAGAGGTGGGTATTTAAAGAGAACTCAGATATGTAATACAGATGTTCAGTGTGATGCTTTTCATTGTTTATTAAAAAGTTTTGTACTACTTAATAATGAAAGAAAGGAAAAAGAATGGGAAACTACTATGCCTGGACAGATACATGATGCTATCTTATTTGAGAAGGATGATAATGAAGATATTTTTCCAGTAGTGCAAGATATTATGTGTAATCAATTAGCAAAAGAGTTTAAGTGGTTAATAGTACCTATGGAAGTTAAATCAGAAATAGGTGAAAATTGGGCATATATGAAGGGAGTAGAGTGATGATTGAAGTTGAACATAAGGATATTGGTAGTATTAAATCATTACCTTATTATCCTAGACTAAGAATTGTAAAGCATAGTGGAGCAGTAGTTTTATTTTCTAGTAGATGTAAAGGTACTCTTCTAATTGCAGGTAGATTTCCTAGTGATGTGCTTGTTGGGGATAATAGAGATAATTGGGATAGGAGTATATTTGAAGAGTATGAAGATGAGTTTATAATGAGGAATGCAAAATGAAAGTAGGAGATGTATTTCATATTTGGAAAGGGGGTAATTGGAAAAGATATAAGTGTTATGTACTTGCTGTAGTGGATGAGAATTATATTGTTTATAAATGGTATGGTAAACATAAACAATGGTGGCATTATGATGTAGAGCATATAACTTTTTTAAATAAGCAAATTATGTATTGTAAGGAGGGGAAATGATTAAATATAAGTATTTTTTTATTTCCGTAGATACTAAGTATAAGTTAGAGGCAGCAGTATCTGGAGTAATACATACTTTACATTGTGGGATATAATGAAGATGTAAGATTAAGATGTAAAGTACATAGAGTAAAAGTAAATGAAGATAATTTAATAGAAAGTAGGTGGGATAAATGAAAAGATGCTATAATGGAGGAAATAAACATAGGTTTAAAGCAAGATATAGTGAGCAATTACTTACTAGACCTTTTGAAAGTCATGGATGCAGTGCATACGAAATTAGAAAAATTTTATTTTACAATGTGTATGTAAAAGATATTTGTGTATGGTGTGGAAAGGAGATTAAGAAATGAATGAATTCACAGAGGATATAAAAATTGATTTATATCAACTAGATATGGAGTTAATGGATCAGCCAATTAGATTTAAGAAGTGGGCTGATATGGCTACAGATGCAGAGTTTGAAAATGATAAAGCTAAAGATAGATGGAATGAAATTACTGCTGAAAAAAGTAAGGAGGTAAGAAAAAATTATGTAGAGTATGGTTTAGCTAAAGTGACAGATAGTTCTGTTGCCAGTGTTGTATCTTTAATTCAGGAGGTGAAGGACGCAAAATTAGCTTATTTACAGGCAAAACATGATTGGAATATACTAAAGAATGGCACAGAAGCTTTTGAGCAAAGGAGGTCAATGTTAAAGCATGAGGTAGAATTGTATCAGACAGGATGGTGGTCAACAGATATGAAATTTCCTAAATTAGAACAAAAAAATCTTGATAACATAACGAATAATATTAATGACGATTTAGAAAATAGTTAATTAAAAGGATAAAAAATGAATAAGTATAAAGAATACGATGAATTAGAAGAATCAGTAAAAGAAGCAAATGAGAGAAAGAGTACAAGTACTTGGAAAACTTATTTTAAGGATAAAAATTTAGAATTTTGGAATCCCGTAGGTGGAGAAAAGGGATCTGATAAAGGTACGCATTATATTGATATTATACCTTATATTGCAGGTAAGAATGATTTTCATAGAGAAGAAGGTAAGAAACAGCATGTATTGGATTTGTGGGTTCACTTTAAAGTTGGTCCAGAAAATCATGTGGTTGTATGTCCTAAGAGAAACGCTAGTAAAGCTTGCCCTATATGTGAGGAGATTCAGCGTTTACAAGATGAAGATGGGTACGTATGGAGTAAGAAGGAAGCAGATCAGACAGGTAAACCCTCTATTGTTGAGTTAGGTATTAAAGCTAAACGAAGAAATGTTATGAATGTTTGGGTAGGAGATAATGATGAAACCATTAATCAGGGTGTTCAGTTATATGAAGTACCTGATTATTTTATGGGGGAAAATTTACGTGTATTAGCTGCTACGGGTGGAGGTAAGGCAGGAGGATTTGTAAATTATGCTCATCCAGATAGTAAAATTGGTAAATTAATTTGTTTTAAAAAAGTAATGCAAGGAAAGAATGTAGAATTTTTAGGACATCAGTTTCTTCCTAGAGAAGATGAAAAAGGTAATCCTTATGATATTGATAAGGAAATGCTTGCTGAAGCTCAGTGTCTAGATGAGATGATTGAGATACTGTCTTATGATGAAATTGCTAAGTTGTTTTTTGGTGAAGATAGTGTAGAGGATGCCCCTGTTGAGACTGCTAGAGGTAAAGCTAAAAGAAATACTTCTGCAAAGGAAACACCGCAAGATGAAGGGTGTCCTGTAGGTATATTTGGTATAGAGTTTGGTGAGCATGCTGAATGTAATGATTGTAAGCTTAATGTGGAGTGTGAGGAAGCCTCTTTAAAGGATAAAGCTGAAGAGGTTGAACCTGAAGAGGAAGCTCCTGTAAGGCGTAGAGGTAGAGGGAGTAAATAAACATGTGAGTAATCCTAGGGGATTGTTGATATTTCCCTAGGAAACAGCACATTGGGGGGAGTGGTGGAAGGTGTAGACACTATGGCCTTAAGAATATCAATTGTCAGTAATAGGCTAATTCCCAGGTTGGTATTTATGCAGGGTTAAAATCCCTGTCTCCCCCTAAAAACTAAAAGGATAAATAATGGTAATTCCTGATAAATCAATAGTACAAAGTCTCATTACACTAAAACCGGAAATGTATAATCAAATAGATAACACTACTTTGGATGATTATGTTAATAACCAGCTTGCTGAATTACTATGTGATTATGTTAAAAGGAAAATGATTAGAAGAGCAACAGAGAAGAATAGTTTTGGAGAATATGAAATACGAGCGAGGGTTTATGTTTTTACAGATGATCAATTACAGGCATTAATTAGAGAAGTAAGGGAAGATGAAACAATGATGAATATATTGTGTAAAGGAGAGTATAAATAATGAATAATCAATTTCATTCTAAGATTGTAGGTTCAACCTTTTGTGATGGTCAGAAGTTATTTAAACATTTAAAGGTTAATGATGTAGTACATTTAGTACCAGAACCAAAAAATAAATTTGATAAATATGCTGTCAGAGTTGATAACAGTGATGGTAATAAATTAGGATATTTATCTAAAGATACAGCAAAAATAATACATGAAGATGTGATGAATGATGTGCAGTTTATTGTAACTGTAGCGGATGTAACAGGTAGAAATAAAGCTAATTTAGGTTGTAATTTGCTTTTAGTTTGTGAGAAAGAATTGTGGGATGATGGCCAGTATGATGCTAATTTTTATGGTTGTTGGGAGCATAGTAGATGCCTATTTTAAACAAAGAAAGAGATATAAAGTAGCTATAACTGAAAAACAAATAGGTATTTTGGAATGGTGTGCTTCAGCGGGAATTGTAGATATGCATGAATTAAAAGAATATCTTAGTAAAAGGTATGAAATTATATAGAATTGAGGATAAAGAATGATTGAAGAATTTAAAGTAGTTGAATATATGGGAAACTTTGTAATACATAAGAAAGTGTCAGTTCCTAAATTTAGAGGGTGGTTTAAGAAATCAGAAATCGTTGAGGAGTGGAGGAGTATAGATATTAAGGGGGATGCTATGACTATGCCTCGATACCAAATACCTCATCCTAGATTAAAGTCTTTAAAGGCAGCAAAAGATATTATTGCCTCAATAAAACAAGGGAATATAGAGTATTTATGTTAATACTAAAGGATAAATAATGACTGAAGAAAAGAAGAAGAGAAGAAGACCATCTAAAATAGTAGAATCTAGTGAAGTTGATAATGGTGAAGTTGAAGAGAGTGTTGAATCTGCCGTGGGGAAAGCGGTACAGGCTGTTAAGCAGAATACCGCAGCCCCTGCTCAGAAGGTTAAGAGGGCAGACTTTAGTAGAGTTATTAGTACGGGATCAACACTTTTAGACCTTGCTATAAGCGGGGGAAGGGTTACTGGAGGTGGAATTCCTGGAGGAATTTTCATGGAGATAGCAGGTGGTCCAAGTCAAGGAAAAACACTGCTTGCTCTTGAGATAGCTGCATATATTAAAGCTAAGGGTGGCAAAACATCTTATATAGATGCGGAAGGAAGGCTTGATAAGGTATATGCTAAAAAGTTAGGGCTTGATATTAAAGATAATGAGTATATTACTATTAGCCAAGTAGAAGAACTCCGTCCTATATTTGAAGAATGGACTGAAACTCTTGATGATGAGCATATGAATTGTTTTATTATAGATGGGTTGGCTTCACTATCTACTGATATGGAAATGGATGGTAAAGATAAACGGAGTCAATCTCGTGCCCGTGCAATCCACCAGTTCTTTAGACAATGCACATCTGCCATTGGAGATAAAAACTGGATTTTTATTTTTACTAATCAAGTAAGAGAAACGGCAACGGGGTATATTACACCTGGGGGATCTGGGAAAGATTATATGTCTAGTTGTAGTTTAATGGCTGGCCCTCACCCAAAGGGAAAGTATATAAAAGTAAAGAAATCTGTTTTAGTAGGAGAGAAAGCAAAAGTAGTAGAACAAATTACCGGTGTTAGAACCCTTGTTAGGATTAAGAAGAGCAGTATAGACAATGGATTCAGGGAGGCTCCAGTAACTATATTATTTCAGTATGGCGTAGATGATGTATCTGAGTCGATTCAGTATATTAAAGATTATAAGGGATACACAACGTATATATGCCCTGATAAAGAATCCTTTAGGAAGAAAGAGGATGCTGTGCAGTATATAGAAGAGAAGGGATTAGAAAAAGCATTGCAAGAACAGGTTATAGATACGTGGGAGAAAGTACAAGAATCATTTGTTCCAGACAGAAAGACTAAAGTGAGGGAATAATTATGTTTGTTAAAGTAGAAGCGTTTGGAAAAACTAGAAAAGTAGATGATTTTTATGAGTGCGATGATTGTACTGTTATTAAAAATCATGAGGATTCAAGTTTATTTGCTAGTATCCAAACAGTAGGAAAGCATGGGACAATGCTTGATTTTAAAGACATTATTATAGATGATACTATAACTAATGCAGATTTACACCTACTTAATAATGGGGGTAAAACTATTGCTTCATATTCCATCATTTATACTCCAGAATGTTTAGAGGAGGAAGTAGATGAAACTCCATCCAAATGAACCAACATTAGCTGAGTTACAAAAAATAAAAGAAACGTCTGAATGCAAAGATGATATAAGAAAAACACATGCTATTACTATTCAGATAAATAGACATCTTGCTAGTATTAAAGAGGAGTAAATAATAAAAGCCTTGGTAGTTTAATTGGTAGAACGTTAGCCTTCCAAACTAAAAACATCGGTCCGATTCCGTTTCAGGGCTCCACTAAAGAAAACACTTGACATTGTCATTAAAATTGTTATGTTATAGGAGTACAGTAATTAAAGGGAGTAAATAGTGATAATAAAAGTAATTCATAGAAAGAAGCTTAAAATGTCTGCTGGCAAGCTAGCAGCTCAAGTGTGTCATGCTGTTCTAGGACTAGGGATAACAGGAATCTCGCACAAGATCATAGTGCTAGAAGCCAGAGATACGCAGTTTTGGAAGCTAGTAAAAGAAAATCAATGCTATGTTCACCACGATGCAGGATTCACAGAAGTTGATCAGGATGAAGTTACTTGTGCTGCTTGGATTGATGATGAGCGATATAATATATATAAAGATGTTTTTGATGGAGTATTTACTTACTAAACCAATAAATAAAAAATTTCTAGATTGCAGAGCTAGAGAAGGTAATATTGGTCATTATGCTTCCAGAGGAGAGAAATAATGGGAAATAAAGTATTTGAGAAAATGGAAAGGGAAGGAGCATTTCGTGTAGATGATTTAGTATATTCTTCATCAGAAAATATAGAAGCAGAAGAAAGAAATAAATATGAATTCTTTGTGAGAGAAAGTTGGAAAATAGAAAATTTAGTTTTATCTACTTCAGATTTAATAATAGTATCAAAGTACCATATAGATTTTATGAAAGAAGAAAAAATAACTGTTGCTAAATTAGCTTCAGCAGCCTTATATTTTACAAATGGTTATGGTAAAATTAGAGATAAAAGGGGGATGAATGTATATGTAGGTAATCACATTCCACCTAAAGGGGGACCAGAAGTAGTAAGAGAACTGGAATTCCTATGTGGGAAAGCTAATAGTGGTAATGTGCATCCTTATGAGGTCCATCAGGAATTTGAATCACTCCATCCATTACTTGATGGTAATGGGCGTGTGGGAAGGTTACTATGGTTGTGGCAAATGGAGAAGCAAGGACTTCAATGGCAACTTGGTTTCCTTCATAGATATTATTATCAGTCATTATCTAATTGGAGAAAATAATGTTAATATTAGCAGCAATAATTACAATCTTATTATTTACGCCAATGTTATTCAAGAATCCAGGTAAAGTCCATTGGGCATGGTCTGGAGATACTTGGAACAGTACAAGTGGGGCAGTATTAGAATCAGATAAATTAGAACATTTATTTGGTTCTATGATTTTATATTTTATACTTTACTTTATATGTGCTACTCCTTTTCAAGTTTTTTTATACTGTGTGTACTTTGGGGTTATATGGGAAATAAAAGATAGTATACTTGATTGGAGAATATATGGGTGGTATGGTGGTGATGGCTTCTCATGGAGAGACTTAGTGGCTGATATTGTAGGATTTCTTTTTATGGCTGACACTATAAATTGTGGTGTTAGAATTACTGAATTGTGGAGGGGGTAATGGTATACATTGGAATTGATCCTGGATTAAGCGGAGCTATTGCAGCTATATATAGCAATAGAGAAGTTGTGGTGTATGATACTCCTACTCTACAGGTTAAGGTTAATAAGAAAAATAGAAGAGTATATAATACAGTAGAAATGGCTGATATAGTGGCTAGTTTGCTTATAGGTGAAAAAGATAATGAAAATTACCATTTTGGTTTAGAAAAAATACATGCTATGCCTGGGCAAGGAGTATCATCAATGTTCAAAATGGGTGAGGGCTATGGCGTCTGGAAAGGGCTAATTGCTATGACCAGACATCCATTAACACTTATTACTCCTCAGACATGGAAGAAGGAGATGTTTCAGGGTATGGGTAAAAATAAGGATGCTAGTCGTATTAGAGCTCTTGAATTATTTCCTTCAGTAAATAGTAAATTAAAAAGAAAGAAAGACCATGATAGAGCAGAAGCTATTCTTATTGCTGAGTATTTAAGGAGGAAGGGCTAAATGTTTACCAAATTAGATATAAAAAACTTTCAAAGTCATAAAAAAACAACTCTAGATTTTGTACCAGGAATTAATGTGATCGTTGGTACTAGTGATACAGGTAAATCAGCAATTGCCAGAGCTCTTAAATGGGTATGTAAAAACAAACCCTCTGGTTTCCGTTTTCACTCAGACTTTACGGAAGATCCAGATACAGAAGTTATACTTACTGCAGATGATACTACTGTAGGATTACATAAAGATAGTAAAGGAGCTACATATACAGTAGATGATGAAACTTTTAAAGGAATTTCGCAAAGTATACCGGATGTAGTTGAGCAAAAACTTAACTTATCTGATCTTAATTTTGCTTATCAACAGGAGATGTCCTATCTTATACTAGATTCTCCTGGTTTGGTGGGTAAAGAATTAAATAAAATTACAAAATTAGAAAGAGTGGATGAATGGGTAACTTTATGTACATCTAAAATTAATGGTGAAAATAGGGATATTAAACTTCTTAAAGATCAAAAGATAGAATTATCTCAGGAGTTAGATGAATTAGGGGATGTTGAAGCTTTAAGCAGGGAATTTACTAAAGTAGAAAATAAGAGTGTAGAAGCAGAGAAGTGTAAAGTCCTTTGGCAGAAGTTAGGATTAATTGGTAATGAAGCGCAGGAGTTAGATTTTCTTTTAAGTATAAAGAATACACTTCTAAAAGCAGAGAGTAAAGTAAATGCAGTTATAAGTAAAATTGAAGAAATGAAAAGTAGTATTACTCTTATTGAATTATTAGAAGAGTGTGAATACATTAATGGGAAATTAAGTCTGGACATACACAGAGCTAAAGCAGAAAATGATGTTATTGCAGTAGAGAAAAAAATAAATTCAATAGCAGAAGTAAAAGATTTTATAGAGTTATTACAAGAGTACTATAAATGTTCTGAAAGTATTTTAGATGAAGAAGACTTCCTTCAGTGTGAAGTGCTTATTGACAAGGTAGATAAAAGATTAGATATAAATACTGAATTATTTTTATTGCTTGTTAAACAAGATGGACTTTACACAGAGTATGTTTGTAATGATTCTATGTGTAAAATGAATGTTGACATACTACAAAAGAAAATAGATGAGTATAAAGTGTACTTAAAAGAATTAGGTGTATGCCCAACATGTAATACTGTTTTAGAAGAAGGGAGGATAGATGAAATTATTGCTACTATCTGATTTGCACATACTGGATCATAATCCTATTGCTAGATTAGATGATTTAACAGTAACTCAATATAAGAAAATAAAATATATATTAGGTAGGGCATGTGATGAAAAAGCATATATTCTTCAAGCTGGTGATTTTTTTGATAAACAAAGAGCCTACCTTACTTTAAATGAAATGAGTAAAATTTTATTAAAGTATGTGGGAAAACCTGTTGGTATTGGAGTAATCTTTGGGCAACATGATAAGTATATGTATAGTAAAGATACACGTAAAACTAATCTTGGAATTTTAATAGCTTCAGGATTAGTTAATGAATTATCTAGTATTCCTAATGGATTAGATGAAGAAAAGAATATAGCTATTTATGGAGCCTCATGGGGTGAAGATGTACCTGAAATACAGGATGAGAGTAAATTAAACATTTTAATTATCCATGCTTCTATTGGTATGAGTAAAGTATGGAATGAACAGGAGAATTTACTATATGGTATATCTTTTTTAAGAGAGCATAAGTATGATCTTATTTTATGTGGTGATATTCACAAGAAGTTTACATACTCTAAAGATGGTAGAATTATAGTTAATACAGGGTGTATGAATAGGCTAAATGCTTCTAAGGATAGCATGGAACATGAACCCTGCTTTGCTTGGTATGATACAGAAACTAAAGAAGTAACTTGGGAGATTATACCACATGAGCCTGCTGATAAAGTATTATCTAGGGACCATATAAAAGATATAGAAATAAGTGAAGATATCTTGGGTGATTTTACAGATAGTCTTTCAGGAGAGATAGATGCAGACTTATTTGAAAAGAATTTAAATGAACTATTAGAAAAAGAAACTAAAGAAGTTAAAATAGAATTAAGTAAATTAAGGGAGGAATGTGATAATGTCAAGTGAAGATAAGATTAAGAAGATGAAAGAAGAGATAGCTAAAGCCAAAGAAGGTGTTATACGATTAGGTGCTAAAAAAGAAGGGCTAATAAAAAAGTTAGAAGAGTTAGGGTTTACTAATTTTGATGAATTAGAAGCAGAGATTAGAAAAAATAAAAAGAAACAAGAAAACTTAGAATTAGAAATTCCTAAAGCTATTGCAGCTATTGAAGCTGAGTTTTTTGGGGAGGAGTAATGCATATAGCACTTAAACCAGATGGTAGTGTAATAGAAGATACTAGATGGTGGATACTTATTGATGTTCAGGAAAATGGAGTAAGTATTAGAGAAGGATATACTTATAAAATTGAAAAAATAATAAATGAAAAAGGATTAAATGTAGAAGATTTTAGTGCTGGTTTACCTGATGAAGAGTATTGTGAGTTTTGGGAAACAGGGGTGTATTTGTATAAAGGAGAACAGGTATTACCTGAAGAAGAAGTGGTGAAGTTATGAACCTATCAGAGCTAAAAGAAAAAGTAGATGAAAGAAAGCATAGAAAGGTCTTTTTAGAAGATAGTATTAAGCAAAAACAAGATTCTATAGAGACTAAGCAATACAAATATGATACCCTTGCCACTGTTAGGGAGGTCTTAGCGAAGGCTTCTCAGCTAACACAGGTACAAGTGAAGCATAAAATAGAAGCATTGGTTACAATGGCTCTACAGGGGGTGTATGAAGATAAGAATATGAGATTTATAGCTAAATTTGAAATTAAACGTAATAAGAGTGAGTGTTTTTTCTTAGTACAAGAAGGTGATAAAGAACCGTACATACCTAAAGATGATAAAGGTGGCGGTATACTTGATGTAATAGGTTTTACTTTAAGAGTAGTATTATGGAGTATGCAAAATCCTAGATCAAGAAATGTATTCATATTAGATGAACCAGGAAAATGGACAGGACAATTAAGCAAGAAGTTTGGTGCTATGATTAAAGAAATAAGCAAGAAGCTTGATATGCAAATTATAATGATTACACATGATAATGCTTTAATGGAGATAGCTGATAAGTCATGGACTGTTACTCAGGAAGATGGTATTTCTTATGTAATCGAAAACAATTAAAAAAAGACTTGACATTGTCAGTAATTATACTATATTATACAGTGTAATTAAAGGGAGGATAGAATGAATAGAATACCACAAGGATATGAAATTATTATTAACCCAACAGAATATGGTACAAAGGAGAACATAATGAAAAAATCAGATTTGAGAACAGATGATACAGTTATATATGCAAATGGTGAGATTAGAAAAATTAAATTAAACACACGGAATGGAGATGTACTAGTAGATGCTGAAGGTAGGTATATGAATGAGTTAAAAGCATATAATGATAAATTTATATGTACAAATTTTTTTAATTTGAATATAGTTAGTATATATTCATCAAAAAATAATTGGGGGGGAGAACGTAAACTCCTTTGGGAACGTAAACAAACTCATACTATTTCTATAGATGGTGGAAAACCTCATGAAGTATCATATGAATCATTCGAGTCAATAAAAGATTGTTTTGATAATGTAGAATAGGAGAATAAAGTGAATATTACAGAAGCAGATATTAAAAGAGTTCTTGAACATGGACATACGGACGTTGAATGTTTTGCTCGTGATTTATGTCCGGAAGCGTTTGAGCCGGAACCAGTGAAATCGTTTGAATCAACGTGTGATAATATGCACGTTACTAACGGAACATACAAAGTAAGCAATGAAGCGAAAGGTTATATTTGCAAAATTAAGGATGGAATGTTGTATAGAGAGCCTTCAGTTGAAGTTCCCGGCATTGAGACTGATAAAAAAGGTCAGATTCTCATTCATCCAGACAGCAAGTAACCACTGGTATTTAACCAAAGGAAAATAAAGTGGAAATTAATAAAGAAGAATTAGAAGTAGTGGTTACACAAATAGTACATGATTTAGGTATGGAAAGTCATTTAAAAGAAATATTTAATAGACCTTCTGTGATTGAATTATCTACTGACAAAGTGTATGCTCTTGAAAAAGTAAAAGCTGTACTTAATGAAGGAGAGTACTTTCATTATCAGGATGTAAAAATGATGTGCACTGATTTAGGTACTGCAAATCCTCAAGGAGATTATGATTTAGATATTAAAGTAGAGTACTGTGATAAAAATGATCGAATTAATTATCCTAGTTTTTGTCCTATTAAATTTTTAAAATATATTGAATTAGGTATTATTTGTTTAACTAGAGGAGAATAAAAGTGCCAACTCTTGATTTTAAATGTGAAGATTGTAAATCTATTTTTACAAAACTATTAAAGAAAACAAGAGATACACACCCTTGTCCTGATTGTGGGGGTAAGGGGAAACGTCTCTGGACAGGCCCACCAGCTATCCAGTTTAAAGGTCCAGGGTTTTATATAAACGATTATAAAGGAAAATAATGAAAATATTTATAGATTTAGATGATACTCTCTGTAATTTTACTTATAGCTTATTAGCAGTAGCAGGTAAAGAGAAAGAATATAATAATATAACTGGTAGAGATTTTTTTCCTGTATTTAAGGACAAAATAGAATTCAATCAGGTATGGAGAGTTTTTAGATCTATTCAGGGAAATATTGGAATTAAGATGAGTCTTAATGCTACTGCAACTATTGATCTTTTTATTTCCCAAGGGCATGAATTAACTTTCATTACTGATAGAGATGAGGAGCTTGATAAAGTGCAAACCCTTTGGTGGGCTAAACTAAAAGGTTGGGAAGATATACCTATAATATTTTCTCATGGAGATAAAGCTAAATATGTTACTAAAGCTAATGTAGATATATTTATTGATGATAATGTAAAACATCTTAAAGCAATTCAAGCTAAAGGTGTGTATATTATTCCTTATTTATCTCCTAGTAATAAAAATGAAGATTTAAAGTATCGAGATAATTGGTTAGATGTGTATCTTGATGTTATTAGATATGAAGGGAAGTTAAATGAGTAAGGGAGTTAAGTTTGATGAAGAAAAGCTTCAATGGCATTTACTTCCTTTACCTTCTATACAAGAAGTTATAAAAAGGTTGATGTTTGGAGCAAAGAGATATCCTGAAGCTGATAATTGGAAGAGAGTAGAAGGAGCTAGATGGAGATATTATGATGCTGCTTTACGGCACATTACAGCTTGGTGGGAAGGAGAAATAAGAGATCCTGATGGTGGACAACACCATTTAGCTGCAGCAGTTTGTTGTTTATTGTTTTTAATGTGGTTTGACTTTGAAGAAGAAAAGGAGAAATAAATGGCAGAAAAACAAAAGAAAAATTTAATATGGGGTAAGTTTCCAATAGAAAATAATGCAGCAAAAAAGAATGAAAGCAAATTTAATAAAGAAGATGGTGTTATATATTTTTACAGTGGAGTTGATGAAGAAAGTGTTTTATTATTTATTCAGAGTTTAAAGAGAGAAGAAGTAAAAAGTCAAATGGTAGGATTACAATATAGTATTTCTCCTCCTCCAATAAAGGTACATATTCACTCTTATGGAGGAAGTGTTTTAGCTGGTTTTGCTGCAAGAAATGCTATTCAAGTTAGTAAAGTTCCTATACATACTTATATTGATGGTGCGTGTGCCAGTGCTGCTACATTGATGTCTTTAGCAGGAAGTAAACGCTATATAGGTGCAGATGCTTATATACTTATTCACCAATTTTCTGCAGGGAGATGGGGTAAGTTTGCTGAATTAGAAGATGAGTTTGAAAATATGCAGCAGTTTATGGTACAATTAAAAGATACTTATGCCCAAGATACTAATTTAAAACGTAAAGAAATAACTGCAATTTTAAAACATGATCTTTGGTGGGATGCACAAACTTGTTTAGAAAAAGGTTTAGTTGATGAAATTTTACTATAGAGGAAAATAATGAAAAAAGGTAGTACTAAATTAGGTAATTTAATTGAAAAGCAAAAAGGTGTTACTAGAGCTGCTCCTGGTAAACCCCCAAAAAATGAAATTATTTCTAAAACAAGAATAGCAAATGCATTAATGAAAGTCTATGGTGTAAGAGCAGAAGCAGCTAAACTTTTAAAATGTACTCCTGGTAATTTAACATATAGAATAAATAAAGATCCTGATTTACTTACTATACAAACAATGGCAGAAGATACTTTTCATGATACTATAGATTATAATATTAAAAAAGATGTATTAGAAAAAACACAAGGGGGAGTACATAAAGATGATACTCCTTGGGTTAAGTGGTATGCTGAACATAAAATGAAGAGTAGGGGATATAGTAAAGTTCTGGCTAAAGGTGAGAAGAAAGGAGATGTTGTTATACAGATTTTGCCTGCAGGAGCAGTACAGGAGATACAAGGGGAAATAGAAGATGCAGAGTTTGAAGATCTTCCAGATGTACCAGAAGAAGAAAATGAATTTATGAAACAAATAGAAGCACCAGACTATGAGGATGATTAAAATGAAAATATCACATCTTGTACAATTAATTGATAAATATAATAGACTTCAAAAATTAATAGGTGTTAGAAAAAATGAGAGGGTAATGCTTCCACAATATACGGAGGCCCTTACTAAAGAAATAGAAGAATTAGAAGCAGAACAAGAAAAATTAGTTATTAACTAGTAGGTTATGGGGGGGGGTCACAACAATAGGGGATTGCACCCTATGGGTTGCAGTTAATGGGGTTCGACTCCCCATACCCTCACAAACAATAATAGGGAGAAATAATGAAAAAATTTTTAATTTTAATAGTATTTATAACGTTGTTTATTCCAATAATTGTTCACGCCCAGCACTGGAGATGGGCTGATGATGAAATGTTTACTCATGATAAATTAGAGCATGCTGTTTTTTATGGGGGAGTATATGCAGGATTACTATATGCAACTGAAAATAATACTCTTGCTGTATGGGGTACTATAGGATTAGGAATTCTTAATGAGATAAAGGATGTCTTACTTCCTTGGGAAGAATGGGGACTTTATGGTGGAGATGGGTGGTCTTGGAAAGATTTAATGTTTAACTCTATAGGAATAGCTACTGTACAAATTGTATTAAATGCTTTTGATGCTCCGATATATGTGCAGGCTACTAGAAATGGTATATCATTAAATTATAGGTTTTAAAGGGAGAAATAATGTCAAAAAAAGTATGGAAGAAAAGACAAAACAAAACAAAGTTTAATTTACGTAGACTAGATAAACGAGAGAATAAAAGAAAAGATTGGGGAGTACCATATAATAAAGTGTTTCTTGCTTATATGTTAGGTAAATCTTTAGATTCAGTAGGACAATTCAATCCTAAAAAATACTTTGGGTTTAATCAAAAACGTAAATTGCAAGTAGCAGGGAGGGAGTAATGCTAATATGGATATTTATATTACCTTTTATATGGTGTATTTGTTTATTTTTAGGATTTACATATGAGTTTACTTCTTTTTTATGGATACTTAGTTTTGTTTTATCTGTAAGTTTATCTTTTGGTATTATTTCACTATTATCAAAATTAAAATACAATATTTGGAAATTTTGGGAAGCTTAAATAAAAGGAGGTATAATGGAGGGTTTATTTATATTAGTACTTGTCTTATTTTTATTTTTAGGGTCTGGAAGTAGTGGGGGGCATATAAATAGAAATATTAATTGTATATATTATAAAAAAAATAATATATGTACACTAAAGAAGAAGTGGCCTAAATCATGTAATGTCTTTTGTGGTGATACATGTGATAAATGTATAAAACATAAAAAACCAAATCCACCACCTCCACCACCATCTAAAAAATATTATAGGGAGAAATAATGTTATTTTATATTTTACTTATTTGGTTAGTGTTTACTATACCTGCTTATGGGTTAACTTATAACGCTCTTTATTTTGAGGAGATACCAATTAGAAAAAAAGTGAGTTTTCTTATAGCTAGTATAGGACCATTTGGATGTCTTGCCATTATTATTACTCAATGGATACTTAATGAACCTATAAGAATAAAGTTTAAATAAAAGGGAGCAGAGATTAAATGAAATTATTATTAAATTTATTTATATGCTTATGGAATACACTTAAGTATTTTTCTCATTTAGAAATGTATGCTCATTCTGAGAAGTATGAGGATTATAATTTTGTACAAGATACATTATATATAAATAAAAACGGGGGTGAAGCTTAAAGCTCACTTCTAAACTTATCTAAATCGAATGCTGTTCCTGGGCATGTTTTATAACTACATTTCTCTCTATGACCTAATACATTCTCAGTAGGGATATTTCCAAATAATTGAAGGGCTCTAACTAGTTGGAGCCCTTTCTGCCACATATATTTAGGAGGAGGATTCTTATCAAATGATCCTATTAGACAAATCCCCCAACTACATGAATTCATACCACCAGCTCTTGTGTGTGCTCCACTAATATTCATCATTCTACCAAGTAAAACTTCATACTCACCATTAATATCTTCTATACCAAAGTGATATCCTATGTCTCTCCATGGGCTAGTTACTCCGGAGATATCATTACCTTTTAATTCCATGGCTTTATCTCTAGTTATTATCTCATCTCTATATCTATATGAAGTATGATACTTTCGTATTGCTTGCCAAGAAACAGTTTTGCTATCCTTTGTTAAGGAATGATGTAATATAATGTATTTCGCTCTCATAATATATCCTTTTTATTAAGATCCTAATTTATTACTTTTATAATTAAAGCATACCCCGAACAAATAACAAACAGCGGATATAGTATCAGCAGCTTCATCTGCTCTACGCTTAATTCTTACCGTAATACACGCATCATCAGCATGTGGTACAGCAGTTGTGCCTAGTGAAGATATCAGCAACCCACCTCCAGTTCCACTACAGGCAACCGTAGCTGTTAAAGTTGCATCAGCACCAGCAGCCATCCATTCGTTTTCTTGTCTATATAGATATTCTACATCCCACTTAGCGTTACCGGCTGTAAGTGTCGGTGTATTCCACCCTATTAATATTGTCATGCCAACACTCTTATCCATATCATCAGGTAATTTTATCCTACTAACTAATGTATCATCTGTACTATCAGAAAATTCCCATGCATCTCCTATACCATAATCTATTAGTGTTGCAGGTTTTGTCCCAGGTGCTTTTAATCCAGTAACATTTAACCATAAACTTTTAGTAACAATAGCATCATCAGTAAGCGATACAGCTCCAGTAAAAGTAGTAGCTCCATCTGAATTAACCGAAAATACTTCTGCAGCATCACTATCTTCTATTATGAAAGCATCTACACCGGCATTGTCACCTAATAGTATATATGTGTTTCCACTATCAGAAGATATTCTTCCATTAGAGTTAACTGTGAATATTCCTGCATCTGCACTATCATTAATACTAATCTTATTAGTACCTGCAGCATCACCTAAAGTAACAAAAAAATCACCTCCCTCAAAATATCCAGAGTATAATGTAGCCCCTGCTGAACTAGAAGAAACCGTTCCTTTTACACCTATTAGAGTACTATCATTAGCTGCACTACGTGTTATTTGGGCATTTCCTAAAACGCCAACTCTTTCAGCACCATCTGTAGAATCTAAAGCTACTTGGTATAATCCTTTTATTGCTGTGGTATCAACTGCAGCATTATATGCACATATAGCAGAAATTGCATATGCTGTATCTGTGCTTGTTTGGAATATATTTCCTGGGTTTATATAAATAAAATTATCATTATCTTCATAATTATAAAGTATCCCATTAGTTATTTTTATTCCAGGAAGAGCACCATAAATATTAGCATCAATATTTATTACCTCATCATTATCAACATTAAACCATTTAAAAGTAGTAGCATCTATTACTGTTCTTTGTCCTGTCCCTGCCACAGAAGTAATAGTGCCTGTAATAGTAGCAGAAGTAGCAACTAATGCTCCTGCTTTAGTAACACTAAAAGGAGCATCAGCAGGGACAGCATCTCCAGCGTATATACGGTATGTTGCATCATCCCCATCTAAAACAGCCACATCAGTACCTGTACCTGCTGTGATTTTAGCTGTTGCTGCTAGTTCTGTTCCAACTAAAGTCCCCACAACCATTTCAGCAGAGGTTATAGTTGTTGCAGCTATATTTCCAGCAACTATAGTATCTGCTGCAATCTCTGTAGTTGTTATTGTTGCTGCTGCTATATTGCCTGCTACAATTGTATCTGCAGCTATTTCAGTAGTTGTTATAGTAGCAGCAAATATTTCACCTGCTGTAATTGTATTAGCAGCTATCTCATTTGCAGTAATAGTATTTGCAGCTATATTACCTGCTACAATAGTAGTAGCAGCAATTTCATCTGTTGTTACAGAAGCTGCTGTTATATTATCCGTACCTATTAATACATTCTGTCCACCAATCCCACCAAAAACTTGGTATGTAGCTTCTTTTCCAGCAGCTACATTTGTAGCTACAGCCACTAGTATTTTGCCTGTACCTACAGCATCACCAGCAGTAGTAGACGTTTGAAATAGGGTTGTTGACGTTGCTATATCTAAATAAATATATGTTAATGCCGCTATATCGCCTGTATTAGCTCCTGTAATGTGGTACACCACATCGTTCATCAATGTAAGTGTACCAGAAGCCCATGCTACTGTATCATTATCTGTAGCTGAAAAAGCACCATCATATTGCCATCCCTGTATACCTATTTCAGAACCAGAAGTAAGAGCAGTTATTGAACTAACATCTAAAGAACATCCATGTAAATTAAATGCAGATCCGGTCCAATTAAGATAAGAAGAAGAATCTCCTATATAAAATTTAGATGTATCAAAATCACTATCATCTATACCAAGAATAAATCCAGCATCTGTGTTAGTAAAATCAGTTTTTCCGCTTGCAATAAATACATCACCTTGTCCAGCAGCTAGGCTCATTGTAAGAGTACCAGAAGTAGTTGCTCCATCACCTAATGTAAGAGCTCCTGTAAAAGCTCCTGCAGTAGCGTTAATAGTACCTGTAATGGTCGCTGAAGAAGCTACAAGTACACCAGCTTTACTAACACTAAAAGGTGCATCAGCATATACAGCATCTCCAATTGCTAATCTATAAGTAGCATCTGCAGCATCAATAGCAATTATATCATCACCAGTTCCTGCTGTAATCTTAGTATTACCAGAATCGAGTGTAAGATCTCCACCTGTTAAAGTAGTAGCTCCAACAGTCCATCCACCAATAGCACCAGTGGTTGCTGTAAGACTTCCTGTAATAGTGGCATTTGTGGCTACTAGAGCCCCTGTTTTAGCCACGCTAAAGGGAGCATCTGCATATACAGCATCTCCTATAGCAAGGCGGTACGTAGCGTCTACTGCATCAATTGCTATAATATCGTCACCAGTACCAGCAGTTATTTTTGTGTTACCTGAATCAAGAGTTAAATTTCCACCAGTAAGGGTGGTAGCCCCTATTGTCCAGCCTCCTATGGCTCCTGAAGTGGATGTTATACTACCCGTAATTGTAGCAGATGTTGCTGTTAATGCACCAGCCTGTGTAACCCTAAAGGGAGCTGATCCGGGAGTATCATGGCCAGCGTATATACGATATGTTGCATCAGCACCATCAAGAACACCTATGTTATTTCCTGTTCCTGCTACTATACGTGCAGAAGCACTTATTTCAGTACCAGTTATAGTTCCTGCTGTAATTTCCCCTGCAGTAATACTATTAGCTTGTATAAGTCCTGCGTGCATTAATTTATGTGCTTCTGCAGGATAGATTTCATCTGCTGAAACATTATAAAATGCCATAACCCATATATCATCACCTAAAGTAGGTCTTGTAGCACTACTTGTAAATGTAGTAGGTGCAGAGTTTTTATTCCAATATACATAAGGATTACTACCAGTTCCACTATCAGCAGTAATTGAATAACTAACCCCTTCATAAACTAATGTTCCGCTTGACCAACTAATATCTGTAGCATCACTTGTCCATGTTATACCAGTCAATATAGGAGTATCTAAATCAAAGTAACCTGGAGTTATAGATAAAGTAGTTCCACTTTCTGCTGAAGCACTTCCTAGTGCTGTTTCTCCATAAGGGGTAACAGCAGTAACTTTTGTATAATATAATGTATTAGGTAAACCAAAATAAGTATATGTATTACCATTAGTAAATGATCTAAATGTTGTAGGTGGAGAAGTAGTGTCAATATATATATTATATCCTGTTACATCTGGATTATTATCTGTATCCCATTTTATTTCTAATCCACTAATAGTAGGTAAAGGTACATGCATTGGAGGAGGGGCTACAACACTAATTAATCCAGATTCCACTTCTACGTCTGCTGAGTGTTGTCCAAATATATTAAACTTGTAAAATGTCATGTATAAAGGACTAGGATTGCTTCCACTAGCTAAATTCCATATTCTACTTCTACTAAGAAAGTATCTAGTATCTCTACAAGTATCATTAACTAAAAGTGCAGTTCTTCCTGAATCTGTATATGTAGATACACTGTACCCTCTAATGGATCTATCATAGTCATCATCCCAATCAAAGGTAAGACCTGTAGTATCTTGAGTACCCGAAGGGGTAGCCATAGCAGGAGTTTCATGTGTAAACTCAGCTTCTGTATAATCAGATATCCTATTAAACCAATCTACTGTAGCTACTTTAAAGGTAAATGTACCATTTGTTTCTCGTAAAGCTTGTCCTACACCATTAAAATAAACAGCTTGTGGATCATCAGGATTATCCACACATACAGTATAGGGAAATCCTGTGTACATAAGTAATTCAGAAGTATACTTTTTAACACCATCAACCCATATTTCTGCTAACCACCCTTTAGTTGTTGAATCTAGCATTCCACCAAAACCCAATAATTCTTGAGAAAAGTGTTCTCTATTGAGCCCACCTGTAGAAGATGGTTGTGTCCATGTCATAGTAAAAGCTACACCATTCCACTCATATGAGTTACTTTTAGGTGCTCCAACGACTCTTAAATGTCTAGGAGCAGGAATATCACTTAATGTAGCCCCTACTATTTTAAGAGCTCTAGTTGCTGCATTATCGTCTGTTTGTTTTACACCCAACTGATTAACTGAATTTACTCTTACAGTGACTGTTTCTCCAACTTTAAACTGGTGCCCTGTAGTTCCTGAAATAGAGTATCCTAAACCAGAAGCATCCTGACCTACAAGTTCATATCCATGTGGGTCTGCACCATTTTCTGTTTTTAATTCCAAATCTGCATGATGCCAAAATGTTCTATTTAGAGGTTTATCAAATGTTAATAATACAGAAGGAGTGTACTTTCCAGTTTCATTAATATACCCATTTTCTACTAATGCTAAATTAGTACAAGGGTCCATAGGAGCATTTGGATTAGGGAGATCAGAGTAATATGCTACTTGGTCTGCTACTGATAAATCACCATAAATTCCTCCATAATATGCTTCAAAAACAAAAGAAGGTCTACCAATAAAATCTTCTGCTTTATCAACAACTATAAATTCTTTAGCAGTCCATCCTGGTCCTGAATGAGTTATAGTTACTTTATCTGAAATTTCTAAATCTTGAGAATTTGGTAATCCTGTTAGCATGCATGTGTAATCTTTGTATTTAAAATTATCAAATATAAATCTAGCTCTACGCTGTGCTATTTCTTTATCTGTAATAAATAAATCAACTTCTTCATAGGGGGATTCATAATTATCTGTAATATCTATTTGATCTTTTACACTAATATAATCTTCTTTGTATTCATTAGCTGAATCTAAATATGTAATAGTAACAGAATTTATTTTTTCAGTTTGTTTCCATGAGAAAGAATTTTCAACAATGGTATTCATTGTAAAAGCATGAGAAGTTGTTGCGTTTGCTTGGTCCCATACAACTTTTAATTTTCCTTGATCATAAAAACTCATTCCATGAAAAGAAGCCCAAATTAATTTTTTAGCATCAGACAAAGCAATGTCATTATCAAAAACAACATCACATCTATATCTTGGTACACTCCCTCCTGCAGGAACTACATCACAATATGTTTCTAAAGCCTGAAATGAAGTTAAATCTATATCTGCTAAAGGTACACTTTCTTCAGTAACTTGAAAATCATGAAGTACTACAGCACTGTTTCTTGAAAATTTAGTTTTTTGTAAATAATCAGTAGCTTTAGTATCAGGATCTGTACCATCTGGAAGCCTAATATGTATTGTATTAAAAGGAGGATCTAGACCACCAGGATCATATACTCCCCATGCCCACTGCCCTACTGCTAAAGAACCTATAACACCTTCTGTATATGGTAAATTATTACCTAATACACCACTTCCATTATATAAAGGACCTGAGTTTAATCCGGGATCACCCCCTGCAAGAGCTTCACATATATATTCATCTGTTCCTGCACCAGAATTAGTCCATTTATATGTACCAGCATCAGTTAAAGAAGTAGCACCTATAACTAAACAATTTTTTCCTTTAATAATACAAGATAGATGAGGAGAGGCTCCTACAGTACCAGTATTTTCTAAAAAGTAAGATATATAAGCAACACCTTTATATGCTGAAACATGCCCATCGAATGCCCATCTAAAATACTCAGGTACTTGCCCCCAACCACCTAAGTATTCTGTTTTCGCATATGTTCCACTTTCTAAATCAGCCCAAGCAATATCATTAATGTATACACTTTCATAAGAATTTATTGCTCCTTTAGCAATGCTTACAGCAACTTGTAAATAAGCATCAGTATCAGAATTATATACTCGCATAATATTACCAGTACGCCTAACCTGACCATAGCATGTCGCAAGAACAGCATTAGTATCTAGTGTATTTTTATCATCGTAGTTATCTGAGTTATTAAAAGTTGAATCCATTAAATTAGGAATATTCCAACCAATAGTAAATCCAGTTGCTGCACCAAAAAAACCACCTGTAAAGAAGCCTATAACAGCTCCAAATAAGGCTAAACCCCAACTACCGACTTTATCTGGTGTATAAAATAAGTTACTTGATTTTGCTCCTGCCATTATTGATCCTTATATTACTTTCTAGTTCCTCTTCCTAGTTCCTCTTCGTGAACTATTAAATTTTCTATTTCTTCTAGAATATAAAGTAGAATAGTATGATCCTGATCTATCTACATTAAAAATAAATCCACCGAATTGATAAGAGTTATCTCCCGATGGTCCCCAAGGTTCAGCACCTGTACAGGCATCCCATGTTTTAGGACAACCTTTCCATACCTGATAAGTACATGTGCCATCTATTGTAAAAGGAACAGCAATGTCTAAAGTAAGCTCTTTAGAAGATTGGTCTGAGTCCTCTACCCTTCTAGTATATACTACAGTATCTTTTGTTATTTGTACAGGACCATAATTCCAATAGTTATCTGCCTGATCTAATTTTCCTGTATCTATTAGTGTAGTATTAGTACCTCCTGTAGCAGTACCACTTTTTGTTATACTAGCACTAGTTAAATCTGCGTAACCTAAAAAATTACATTCCTTACTTCCAAATGTCCATTGACAATATTTAAGATGTTTTCTTTTATTTAATTTTCTTGATAGATCTTTTCCAAGACGAGCAGTAATAACTACATTTTTATTAGTAACTTTACCAGGAGTATTCATTTCTCCTTTAAATAATTCTATGTAGTTTGTTGCCCCATCAATAACACTATCATCAATATTTAAAAATATTCTACTAATAGTTAGTGCTTTCTTTGTAAATACATAAGAAGATATAAAAGAGCTCATATCTCCAGCAGTATTATCAAAAGTTAAAGATACTTTACGAAGAGGTTTACCTTTTGATATTGTTCCACCACTATATTCTATAGTTTTAGCAGTATATGTTTCACCATTGTAAACAATATCATAACTGTATCCAGCATATCTAACAGTTAACCCATCTAGTGTTAAAGTATATAGTAAAATAGGTCTTCTACCTGAAGCATCTATTTGTGCTATCATTGCTGCTGATAAATCTTTAGCCATCTTACCCTCTACGTTACTTGATTTTTAATAAACTGAATAGTAACATCATAATATTTAGAATTAGGTGTTATTTTTAAAGAATTATCTACCCATCTTCCTGTAAGATCATTTGTTGTTAATCCCAATAAAGCAATGATATAATCTGGAATATAAGCATTCTTCCAAGCAAAGTCATCATATCCCCCATACCTAGCTTTATAATGATCTCGTACTATTTTAGTATTAGCATCAGAAAGTCCTTGAAATTCTAAAGTATATATCTCTTCAGGATCAGAAGAAAGGTTTGTATAATCTTTTTTACCTGTTTCTGTTTTTGTTATAATATTTACATACTTAGGCGGTTGTGGGGGCTTAACCCATGTTGGAAGTAATGTAAAATCATCTGCTGCCATTATTCTCTCCCATAAAAAACTTCTCTTGTTTGCCCATCATTAAAATAATCACTTACCACTGCTTCAGGAGCTAATTGTCTAGTTACTTGAGCAGCAATAACTGTCATACTTTGTCTCATAGTCTCTTGATCTAAGAATGTAGCCCCATCCATATTAATATTTATAGTATTTCCAGTATTGCCTTTTATGTTTACAGGAATATTACCCCCCTGAAGAGGTATATGAGCTTCCTTAACACCTGCGTAGTACATACCTGGAGTAGTTGATATCCCACCTGTATCAAAGGAAGGTGGTTGCTGTGAAGCTATCATTCCTGCTTTAGCCAGACCTAAAGCTAAAATAGAACCTGCATATATGTTTCTTACTCCAACTGGAAGAGTTGAATTCAAAGCTTTAGTATAAGCAGAATAAGTAGATATTAATGATTCAGCAAAAGATAATGCTTTATATACTTTAAACCATTTTTTAGCAGCTTTAATATTAGCTTGAGACATCTCCTGAAAGAAACTACTAAATTCCCCCATTTGTGACTGTATTAATCCAAGATTAGACAGGCTTTCTGCTTGCTGACTTCTTCTATAGTTTTCATCTAATTGATCTTTTTTATCATTAATAAATTTTTCAATTTTTATTTTTTCATACCCATATTCACGCATTAACTCTATTTCTTTAGCATAACGAATTTCTATCATAGCTAGTTCTGATTGATGTTGAGCAAGCATTCTTTCTCTAGGATCAGTTATGGCACCTATTCTAGCTTCTTCTGTAGCTTTCATTATTCTTTTTCTTGCTTCTAAATCTTTTATATCTACTGCTTGAATTTTCTTTCTAGCTTCTACATTTATTTGTAATCCTTTATTTTCAATAAACTTACTTACACTTAATTTATCATCCCCATGCTTTTTTAATAATTCTATTTCTTCAGCATATTTAGATTTAATATTAAGTAAATCTTCTTCTCGTTGTCTTTCTATTTCTTTATAAGCTTCAGTACCCATTTCTGAACGTTTATCTTTAAAAAAGGTATTAAGTTCCTCTTCTTCAGCACCAGAAGCTTTTAATATTTCTAGTTCTTTATTATATTTATTTTTAATAAGTACATCACCAGCTTTATCAGCAGCAACATTTACTTCTGAACGTCTAAGAGCAATAAACCTATCTACTTCTACTTTCTTATTTCCATAAGCTTTTATTAATCTTATTTCTTCAGCATACTTAATTTCAATGTTAGCTAAATCTGACTTTCGTTGTGCTTCTATCTTTTTTCTAGGATCTTCTATTGTTCCTATTCTGGCTGTTTCAAAAGTAGAAACTATTTTTTTACGCCATGCTATAGCTTTTAAATATTCTTTTTCTAAACCACCTGTCCATTTACGTAATTTCTTTTGGTTAACTGGGTCTTTTTGCATTTCAAGTTTAGGCATCTCTTTTTGTATTGTATCCCCTAATCCATCTACCCATTCTTTAACTCTATCATAATTTTTATCACCAAAAGGTTTTGTTATAGCATCAAAGATACCACCAAAAAGTCCCGTAGTATCTTTTTCAGGAATAGCTTCTTTTATTTTACCTTGTATTTTATCTTGTAACGCCATATGAGCAACATTTAATTTTTTAGTATTTTCTTCTAAAGCACCATTTAAATCTATCCACTTATCATAATCTGAAAGTTCTTTTCCTAAAGGATCAACATTAGAGTAAAGCAACCCTTGCAAACTACGTAAAGATCCACCAGCCTTTACTAAATCTAATTCTGGTTCATCTTCACTTACTTTATATTTTTCTGCTAAAATTTGCTTTTGTTTTAAAAGCTCTATTTCTTTTTTTACTAACACATTAACATCATATTGCTCTGCTGATCCAGCCTTTTTTATTTCATTTAATCTAACTAGTTTTTCAGCAGTAACTCTTAAATTTTTATTAAGAGTTTGTATACCATAAAAATCTGTAAATTCTGCACCAAAATTATTTTGTAATACACGCTCTTCACTTATATTATACTTTTGAGCAAAGGCTTTTTTTTGCATTAAAAATATAGCCCGCTCATTTTTTAATTTAGTAATTTCACTATCTATTTCTAAAGCTGTACCACCCTTTAAATTTACAAATCTTTCATACTCATCTGTAATTTTTTTTAATTCCCCAGACACTAAAGAAATTGCTGCTACTACAAGAGCACCTTTAATACCAAAAAGAAAACCACCAACTATACCAATTTCTCGTAACCATTTGTCTTGTGCCATAAATCCATCATAAGCAGCCCCAAGTACTGAAAATATAGGAACAAGAACTCTGTCTAATACTTGAGCCCCAACTAATAACGTAGTTTTAAGAGCATCTACTAAAACCTTACCAATCCTATCAGTAAACTTTTTCAATTCTCCTGAATCAAACATTTTCATTAATCTTTTATTTACATCTGTTAATGCTGATTTTAAAAACTGAAAAGGTCCACCATCCATAATCATATTTCTAAAAAAGAACCACTTATCTTGCATCATAGACACAGTACCTATCCACGTAGTAGCTAAATTAAGAGTAGCATCTTTAAAAACACTTTGAGGATCAGTCCAAGCATTCATCATTCTTTCAGCAGTACGCTTTGCACTAACAGCTACACCATTTTCAAACCCCATCATATTGGCTATACCATGAGTTTTAAACGTTCTAGCTGCACCAATACCACCACTTAAAGCTTTAATCATCTGTCCAGTAACAAGCTCTATACTCAATCCAGAAACTGCAGCTATATCACCAATAACAGGAAGCCACTTGTTCATATCATCTACACCATTTTCTAATATAGGGAGAAGTCTAACTCCTGCTTTTATAATATCTTCAAACTGAAAAGGTACTTGCATAGCATACTTTGACATAGAACTAAATGCTCTAGCTCCTTCTTCTGTGCTTCTTGTGACAGTATTAGCAATTACTCTATACTTCTCAGCATCTGCAGCAGCTTGTAAAAAAGTTTTAGATACTCTAGTTAAACCATAAGCACCCAATAATGCAGCAATACCCGTACGCAAAGGAGTAATAGCTTTTGAAAGACTTCTAAATCTAGTAGTTAATACTTTACTAGAGGAAGAAGCTTTTTTAGTAGCAGAACTTGTTTTTGCTAAAGTGGAATTAAGCCCTTTTTCTTTTCTTACTAAATCATCAATAGCTTTTTGTGCTTTTACTGTTTTAGCAACTATATCATATTGTACCGCTAGAGCCATTACTACTCCTTCGTTCTCTAGAGTTAACCTTTGGAAGATCCTTCTTTATATCTGCTTTTTTCTTTTCTAACTCTTGTTCTTTCTTAACTTTCTTTGTAACATTATCTATTGCTTCTTTTTCATAATAAGATTCTAAAAGAGACTGATAGGATAATACTAACTTATCCCATCTATGCATTTTTTGCCACTCAAACGGGGAAATGTTAAATTCTTTCATTGTTCTAATATCAGCATAATACCCTGATACTTTTTTACCACTTTTCTGAAACGAGGATTCTATCTTCTCTGTTAACCCCATTTCCCGCTTGATAAAAAATCAGCGTAATCCTCTCTATCAGACACAAGTTGTCCAATAGCTTTTACTATCTTATCCAAATGAGGGCCGGTAATACCATTATCTTCTAAAATAACTTTCTTAGCTTCAAAAGATGTTACTTCTTTTCCTTCTGTATCTTTCCAAGTTACATCTAAACCAGCAATAACATTTTGCCAAGTAAACATGGTATTATGCTCCATAAACTCTTCCATATACTGAGTATCTGCCATATCATGCACAATAACAAAATCATCAACCTTCATACCATGCTGAATCTCATAAGAACTACCTTTAGTTACTTTAATAGTAGAAGTAGGAGGATGAGGAAAAGACCTGATTAATTGTTCCTGTGTCTCTTTAATACCTGCACTTTTAATAGGTAGGGAAATAACTTTCTCCCCTACCTTTAATTCAACAGTACCCTTTGCAAGAAATACAGCCTTTCCTGCAACAAATTCACCTAACGCTGTTACTTTCTTTTTTTCACTCATAATATTTAACCCTTATATTATTTTATTAATTTTACGCTGTTACATCTGTTCCTTCAGTAAATGCAGAAGTATCGTGCACAATAGTTCCATAACACATACCATTTAAAGATAATGTTACAGCATCCTCTGCCTCACCAACACCCTGTTGATCAGCAGCAAAATATACACCACTAATTTCCCAATGCATATCTGTACCAGAAGTATCAAAAATAACTTCTACCTTACAGGTTAACTTATTACTATCAGCAAAAGCTACATTATCATTAGTTCCATCTCGTTTAGTATCTGCTTGATCTGTTTCTAAAGTATGACTATTAACTTGAGTACTTCCACCATCATTCATAGCATCTATCCAATCCAATACATATCCTGTATGGGAGGTATCTTCAAGATGTAAACTAAATGTAACAGCTACTGGCTCCATCATAGGCTCATCTGATCCTTCAACAAAATGAGAATCACTATTCATATTACCTCTATGAAGCATAAGTTTCTCTTCTGTTTTAGGAGTCCCCATAGGAAAATTAGCATCTCCTAAATCAAATTTTAATTGTAAATACACTGGGGTAGAAGCTGAATCATACAGTCTAATTAATCCAGGTTTATTCGTGAATATCATTTTCTTCTCCTTCGTTTATAATCTCATTTTCAGGCATAATCTCTTGTTCAATTATAACCTCTTGTTTTTTCTTTTTTTTCTTTTTGATTGGTGGCATAACATCATCTTCTCGATATACTACACAATCTATAAATCCAGCTTTTACTCCTTTTTGTTTTGCTGAAACATACCCTTTAGCATTTACAATTTTTACTTCTTCTCCATCAGCATATATATAATACTTCATAATTCCTCCTTAGTATCTACTAGCTAAACCACCAGTACCCTCTATAACACCATAACAACCCCCTGCACAAGTTAATGTTACAGCATCCTCTGCTTCTGATATAGACTGCTCATTAGGTGGAAAATAAACCTCATAATAAGCTCTACCATAAACACTTCCTGTTGAATTAGCCCATATCATTACAATATCAACACATTTTTTACCACTATCTACAAAAGCAGGATTAGCATTTGTACCATCATTTTTAGTATCCCCTTTAGTAGTTACACCTGCTCCTGTCCAATAAGTACTTCCTACTGTACCACACTCTAAAGCTAAAAGTATATACTCTCTATTACAAGTATCATCCAATGCTAAACTAAAAGAAATAGGTACTGCTTCATAGATAGGATCATCTGGACCCTCTACAAAGTGAGCACAAGAATCCATATTACCCCTATTCAACTTAAGCCTTTCCGCTGTCTTCGGTCTACCTAGTGGTCCTGAAAAATCCATTGATGCAAACTTTACATCAAAAAACTTACCATCAACAGGAGCTAACACATCAGCACTAGGCTCTGTAGAAGGGAGTGCCGTGGGATTAAGTTCAATGTAATACATATCTGCATCTAAACTAGCATCTCCTTGTACAGCCCAATCCTGTGGTATTTTAAAATCAATGTACCCATCTGCAGCAAAAGTATGCCCACCAACAGCAGTACCATCATTAAAGTCAGTAATAGTAACCCAAGAAGTACCATTGTAGTATTTAGGAATTAAAAGTCCTGCAGCAATAGCAAATACACCCCCATCTTTTAAAAACTTAATTCTTCCAAATTTGCTTGTTTGCCCTACATAAATTGTATCACTAGCAGCAGCCCAAAAGTTACCTGTATAATCTGTATCATCAGCATAAGCCTCTGCTGTTTTATCTGCAAAAGTTGTCCCAATAGAAACATAAGTAAAACAACTCATAGTTGCTTGAGCCCCTTTAGCTATAATCTCAGAACCATCTAATATTCGTAAAGTACCAACTTTACCTGTAGTTAACATATATCCTCCTACTCATCAGTATCATAATGTGTTAGTACAGAGAGACTTACTAAAAGAATCCCCATATTATCCATAGCACCTATAGAAGCTTCCATTTCCATATGTGTTACTAAATCTTTTAAACTCTGTGCTCCTAATAAAGCTATACGAATATCAGAGCATAACTTCTTAGCTTCTCTGTGTGGGTCATCTGAATCATGAACATATCCCCAAATCTCCTGAACAATAGGCATATTAAACATTCCTCTCATTATAGGAGTAAGAGGTTGTATAATTGTTTCACCTAAACAAATAATAGGCTTCCCTCTAGTGGGATTAACATCACCAGGATATTTATAAGATGTAAAAATATCTCTATCAGGAATATTAAAATTATAATTTGTTCCACCTGAAATACCTTTTAATTGAGTCATTATCTGGTCATGAATATTTACTTCTATATTAGTAGTTCCCATTTATACTCCTGGATATAATGTTTCTACTTTTTGAAATGAAAATATTTTTGGTCCTGCTTTTCTAAATATCTTATCCCAATAAACAGTATTTTCTTGTAATGCAATACCCTTTTTCATCCACTCTTTTTTAGGCCAAACTTTCTTTCCCTTTTTTAAACCTTCTTCATATAATTTACCATACCATACATCAGTACCAATTACACCCCTAATCTTATCTCTGGTTACAGAAATAACCCTAAACTGTATACTAGCTCTTAGTCTGTTAGTAACTACACCTAATGTACTAGCTGATTTTCTAGAAAGTTGTCTATTTCTAATTACTTTTTGTGTATGCTTTAATCCTCTATGAAATAATACTCCAAAAGTATTAGGCATAGTCTTTTGTAACTGCTTTGATTGAGCATAAAATTGTGACCATTCCATCTTACTCCAATTAGCAGATACAGCAGGAGGAGCTGTAGGCAATGTACTTTTCCATCCCTTTAATTCCCACTCAATCACTATCCTCTTCTCCTATGAAAATCTGCAAAATACATAAAGTCTGGAAGTAAATTAGCTTTCAATGTATTAAAAGTAACTACACCACCATCAGGTAATGCCTTAGAAGCTCTATGCCAAGTCTGCTCATTCCTTTGATGGAACCAGTGACAAGCTTGTCTAATTAATAACTGCTTTAACCATTTAGGTACATTAGTATCTGTGTACCCTGCGGTGTAACTAATTTTAATATTTCTTGGTCCTTTTAAAAAAAGAGTATCTGAATAAATCATACCTGAACCAGCATCATATGAAAAATCATACGTACTGGCATCTAGTTTGTCACTATCTGGATACTCCCAATTAGGATCATCCCAAATATCAGCTATAGCAGTAATAGGGTAGTTATCTGTACTAAAAATAGACTGATTACCATTAGTGCTATGTATCTCTGCTGTATAGGCTGTAGTAGCCCATGTACGGTTAGTTAGATCATCCCACATCTCTACAATCATAGTAGCTAACCAATTAAGAATCTCCTCATCACCGTGCTCAATTTTAGCTATTCCCATTTCCAATTTTAAATCGGTAAAATCCACAAACATGAGTTTTTCCTTATACTAGTTTCCAAACACCTTGTTCATATTCTTCTGTTCCTGCCCAAATCTTATTAAGCTGATTAGCTTCATGAAACTCTTTACTTGGACAAAATTCTCCACCCTCTGCACCTACATTTTGTATTCTACCTAAAGTAGGTCTTATCTCATATCTATCTTTACGCATAGTTTCATTCATAAAGATATCCCAAGATTTACCTAATTCAGAATCCCATTGCTTCTCAATCTCTTTCCAACGATCAGCCCATGTAGCCCAACCCCAAGGAGTAAACCAAGGATTCTTAAATGCATCATGAGAAGTTGCTGAATCATATTTATCTATCTTGTTATATCCACATATAGTAAATACTTCTTTATCATCTTTATATTTTTCTTGAGCCCATTCCATATACCTTAAAAAATCTTTAGTAGGAACCGTATCATCTTCTACCTGAACTACAAAATCTCCTGCCTCAAATCCTCTAGAAAGTGCTTGGTAATAATTATCATTACACCCTAATCTACAATCATTTATAATATACTCACATTCCATAAAATTAATAGATTTTATAACATCTACTACTTCAGGATATCCTGGTTCTAGTCTAGCGAATAATTTATAATCTTCTATACCATCACAGCTTCTTAATCCATCAATTACTTGTTGTGTGTACTTTGGTCTTTTATATCCTGTAAAAGTCATTACTTTTCTCTTAGCAGGATTACGATCAACATTCACTGTTTTATGATTTTTTTCTTTATCTCCACCATGAGTTTTTATAATATTTATTAATGTTCTAGCTGAAGCTCCCCAAGTGAAATTTTTCATTGTTTTTGAAGCTTCTCTTCCTAATGCTAATGACTCATTGTAATGTATTCTAGCATAAATCATTGCTCCAATAAGCTCCTGTACATCAGGATAAGCACAAACTGTAGTATGTGATCTTTCCCTATCTCCAACTTCTACTCCGGCCATAGTCATATTAGCAGTTTTCAAACTGTAACCAATAGGATATCCATTTAAATTATTAAAAAAATCTGTGTGTCCTGAAAAATTAGTGGCTATACAAGGCAAACCTGTTGCCATAGCTTCCCCTAGTGTCATGCCCCACCCTTCTCCCCTAGAAGGAAATACAAAGCAATGTGCATCATGATACAACTTAACAAGCTCTTCTTCGGAAACATTCCTAGCATCAAGGATAACATTATCTTTTTTCCAAATACCTTCTTCTATATGCTGAAAATCAAACTTCTCGGCTAATTCTTTAGACTCTTCTACAGAAGTTGTCTTTAGATATAATTCAGTAGTGCTATCTTTACTGAATACTGAATCCCACGCTGCAATTATTTCTACCCAGCCTTTACGAGGATTAGCTGCCCCAACCCACAAGTACCTAAAAGGCACAAATTTTGGATAACCCCTATTAACTAAAGTAAAATCTTTATCTATACCATGAGGTACTACAAATATTCTATTTTTATCAAACCATCTACCAAATAAATCTCTAACCCATGTTGAAGGGACTAATAAATAATTTGCTTTACTAATTCCATCTTTATACACTTTAGGTAGTATAGTTCCTTCAAACATTGTAAACAACCAATTATCTCTATCTGGTATAGGAGTAAAAAATTCAGGAGATGTTATTGTAACTACATGCTCTGCATCACCATCAAAATCTACTAGTTTATCTAGTGCCTCATACAAGTGCTCATTATGCATCCTATAGCCATAACCATTACCAATTAAACGTTTATCTGAAAAAATACCCCATGCAAGCTTTAATTTATTCTCCATAAACTACCCCCCATTTTTAGTTGTCAGTGTGGGTAAACTTGAATTACCGGCTTCTCCCGTCCAAGGGGAGCACTCTACCAACTGAGCTACACACTGAAATACTTTATTACTTTAAACTCTTTTTAAACTTTTTTATATGGTCCGTACATATTTTAACATTCTCTTTTCTATTTTTTCCTACTCTAGCACACATACCATCTGGTAATCCATTGTAAAGATACATATTATAATCTACATAATAAAAATCATAACCTAATGCTGCAGCCCTACCCCAAAAATCCCAATCTTCATAGTGCTCCTTACTACCTGTCTTTTTTACCCAATAACCACCTATATTCTTCCAAACTTCTTTAGTATACATAGAAGTAGCAGAGAGTTGATTATCAGTAATAAAATACTCTTTATCAATGGGAACTCTTGGTTTTAATTGGGCTTCACTACCCATCCAAAGAAGATTACCATAAATAATATCCCCTTTGTTTTTAGCTTCATAATACTTCTGCAATGCCCCAGGTAATAATTGATCATCTGCATCAAAGGGTAATATAAACTCTCCACTTGAAGCAGCTATCCCCACATTTCTAGTAGCTGCTAAACCCACATTCTTTTTATTTTTTATATATTTTATAGGCAAATCTTTAATACTATCATATGGATCTACATCTGAACAATCATCTATTACTATCATTTCTACATTAAATTTTGTTTCTTGATTAATAATACTTAATAATGCATCTCGTAAACATCCATTATGATTATAATGAGGAGTAATTACTGAAAGAGTTTCATGTCGTTTAAAATAATAATCATCATATAGTTCTTTAAGATCAAGAAAGTCATCATGCCAATCATTAGTAGCTCTTACAGTATTACTATAGTATTCCTCTTTTGTTCCTGCAGCTTCTCTACCACCAGAAAGCATATGGCCTATACATAATTCATCTACTACTAAACGTTTATATCCATGCTTTTTATAAAGCATACTTTCCTGAATATCTACAACCCCATAATACTGATAAGGTGAATATTTTTGCATTTCAGAAAATAAAGAAGTATTAAAAAATGCTGCCATATCTTCTACCGATTCAACTTCTCGATGGTAATTACCTTTCTTTTTCATATAATTCCATCCAGTACCATTATCTTGAATAGCACTTGAAATAATACCTACATCTTTTTTCATATACTTCATTAAAACTTCTATATAATTTTCTGGAATATCATATACATCATTATTAAACATTCCTACCCAATCATAATGACCAAAATTTTTAAACATATAATCCTTCATCCCACCATAACCAATATTCTCTCTACCTAAATCAATTACACTACCCTTAGTGTACATTTTATTTACATCAGAACTATTCTCTAATATAAATATATCATGTGGAATATTCTTTAATAGTTGCTGAAATACTTTATCAGTTAATTCCGGTGCATTATAAGAACAAATTACACTACATAGTTTCATAGCGACTCCCTAAATACTTTTGATATTAGCCAATCCTTTTCTAGGATTGCTTCCCGTGACATTTCTTTAAATTCTTTACTAAACTGTGAGTTGTATAATGTAAAAACATATGTCTTTTTTGTAACATACTCTTTTAAAGGAAGATCTTTAAATAATTTCCAAAACTCATCTCTTGTATGCCAAATAGGAGTACTCATTTCCCTTGTTAAGTATTGATATCCTTTATACTTCTTATTACTAAGTAAAGGCTGAATAAGATCTGCAAAAGAAAGCTCTGTAGATACAATTTTATCCATTGCTTTTACCCAATCCTGAAGTAATCTATTTCCTTTTTTAGCTCCAAAAAATCCAGGAAAACCTATAAAGCCATGTCTTTCTACTAATTTTATAAGCGGTAATAAACTCTGCATAACAATCATATCTGCATCTATCCAAAACCCACCATTCTCTAAAACTAAATTTGCCTTTAATACATCTACTTTATGATTAATCTTTAAATTATTAGGGTTATGGCAATCACAAAAATTAAAAATTTCAAAATCATTTCTACAATGTTTATTCAAACTATCTTGACACATCCCTATATACTCTGGTTTTGGTCCTTCCCAATAAGTAAATATCTTATGCAAAGACATATTTAATTTCCTGCTGTGCTGCATGAATATCATACACCATATTTGCTACATCTATTATTTTACCATCTATATACATCCCCTGAAGTTCTTCTACACTATAGGGGTATTCTAAACCATTCCTATTAGGTGCTGAAACATTTACTCTATTTGCAGGTACACCAAACACTTTACTTTCCTTATAAGATACCATATAGGGTTGTATCTTATTTAGATGCTGCTGTAATACCCCCTCGTATACATTAGGGTTTTGATACTCATCTAATTTACTTAATTCTTCTATTTCCTTAGTTCTAAATATATGAGAAATTACGGACAAGGGATAACCAAAATCTAACTCTTCTTTTTTCCATTCCCATACTACAAATTTATTATCATACACATCTTTTGTTTTACATTTATTTGGTTTATCATTAGAATAACAGTAATCTATATTCTCTCCTAATCTTAATGAAAAACAAACTGCCCTTTCTAAAAAAGCTACAAATAACTCTTTATCAAAATCACCATACACAATATCATCATCTGCAGCAAAGCAAGTATAATCATATTTAAATAAAGGTAATAGTACTTCTTTAAAATTTCCTACTTCTCTATAAAAATGTACATCTGATTTTCTACTCTTTAATAAAGAGTACCCTATTTCATACTCTTCATCAGAGTAATATAGTACATCAATATTATCAAAAATACTTGTATGAAGCGCAACACTATCTAATAACGCTTGACACTGCATTGGTCTATTTTTAGAAAACACTATAAGATTTACCATACCCCATATACCTCTCTTTAGTATAAATTATTCATCAAAGTAATTCAGGATAAAAATGTTTATAATCATAATAATATAACTTCTTTATCCTTTGTAACATCTCCTCTGTTATATCCTCCTTAGTAATAAACTCCATTTTTGTATAATCATAAAAATAATTTTCTGGATAATCTATTTTTTCTTGAGTTGTATTTACATATATGTCTTCACTTAAGTATCCAGTTAATGTATTTAACCGCTCTATTAAATTCCCATCTTCTAATCTCAATATATGATCAAAATATTTACTAGGATTTTCTACTTTATATAACTCAGAATTATCTTGAAATCTACATTGCAATCTTAAATGATCATTAAAATTTAACCCATCTTTTTCTAACACATCTAAAAATAAAGGTACTCTTGCTTTAGTATCAAGATTATTTACACACTCAAATACAATAACATGATTCAGTATGGAAATAAATCTTTCTGTTGGATTTCTTATAACTAGTACTTTTTCTCGTTCTGTCGTAAGTGCCATTTTATAAGGCCAATCAAATATAGAAGGAGCAGCATCAAATATAGAAGGAATCCCTTTCTTTCTTATTCCTATCCCCCATTCCCTTATAGTAGATAATGCACATCTTGGATTAAAAAATATTTCATAATCCCCAATATCATAGTAATACATATAACTCCATTATAAACACTTTTTAATTACATTACAAATTTTTATAATATCTTTTTCTGAAAGGTCTTGATGTACTGGAACAAAAAGTGCTACTTTACCTAACTCTTCTGCTATAGGATACTTTCCACCAAAATTAACATATACTTTTTCTTGCGTGGGTAAACATGAAAACGCCTTTCTAGCTTCAATACCATTACTTTCTAATACCTGTAATATAGTATTTCTTTGTATCTCACTCTCACACACAACAGGATAACAATGAGGACTTTCTGCATACCAATATTTATTTAACAGCTTATTATATAAATCTACATTCTTTTGTCTTTTTTCAATAACTTCATCAGCACTATCAACTACAGCACAACCTATAGAAGCTAATACATTACTCATTTTACCATTATATCCAAAAACATCAAAATGAAACTTATCTAATATATTATTTCCTCGTCTACCATGATTAGCCACTTGTCTGGCTATTCCAGACAACTCATCGTCATCTGTAATTATTATACCACCTTCACCAGTAGTAATTGTATGAGATGGAAAAAATGAAAATGTACCAAAATCACCAAATGTACCAAATTTCTGTTTAGTCTCTGTTTGCCCACCATAAGCTTCACAACAATCTTCTACTACAGGAAGGTCATAGTCAATAGCTATATCTAAAAGAGCATCAATATAACAATCTCTACCAAATAAATGCACAGGAAAAATACATAAAGTTTTATCTGTAATAGCTTTCTCAACTTGCACATGATTAAGTTGAAAATCACATTTCTCTACATCCACAAACACAGGCTTCAAACCATTAATAAGAATAGCATTAGTTTGAGCTATAAAAGTGTAAGCAGGAACAATCACTTCATCCTTATCGGGATACTTGGCCTTTAGAGCTCCCAGAGCCACTATATCAGCCATAGAACCATTACATACTGCTATAGCATGTTTAACCCCCATATAAGCAGCTACACGGTCCTCAAATTCCTTATTAAACCTACCCTGCCCTATTCTATTTTCATTTAAACAATCTTCTATATTGTCTCTTACAGCCTGAGTAACTTTTGATGTGGCTAATGATATCATACCCTGTCTCTCCAATAATTAAGAAGTTCAATTATAGATTGCTCTAAAGGTACTGTAACTCTCCAACCTAAAGCCTTTGCCTTTGTACAATCCCCTAACATAACTGCCGTATCCACAGGTCTAAACCTCTCTGGATCAACCTCTGTTTGTATTGAGATTTTTGCATTTCTAAGCATAAGATCCAAAAGATCCTGAATCTTCGTTGCCTCTTCTCTACAAAAACAATATATTTCTCCAGAAATACCCTCTTTCATTGCTAAGTAATACCCCTCTACAACATCCTGCACATCTGTAAAATCTCTAGCACTTTCTAAATTACCATGCCGTAAAATACTGTTTAAAGGATCATCCCTCTTTTCCATCTCTGCTATTTGTTTACAAAAATTACTATCTACAAAAACGTCTGCTCTTCCTGCTCCAGTAATATTAAAAGACCTAGTAACAATGACATTCATTTTATAAGCTCCAACATATAATCTAGCAATCATATCTTGAGCTAATTTACTTATACCATAATGAGTATTAGGGGTTGGAGGAGTATCTTCATTAAGTGTACCTTTCTGATCACCATACACCTCTGAAGTAGATGTAACTAATACTTTAACAAACGGTTTTGCACTTTGTCTAATAACTTCTAACAAACTTACAGTTCCTAATACATTAGTAGTATATGTCTCAATAGGCGAAGTCCAAGAAGATTTAACATAACTTTGTGCTGCAAGATGATATATCTCATCAGGTGTAACTGTGTTTATAAGATTAGTTATTGAAATAGTGTCTGATAATTCTACAAGATGAAGTTTTACTTTATCTTCAATATCTTTAATTCTATGCAAATCAGATCTTACTCTTATTGTACCATGAACTTCATATCCCTTATTTAATAAAAATCTAGCAAGATGTGAAGCCGCAAACCCATTTATTCCCGTAATTAAAACTTTCATTATATTACTCCCTTAATTTCCTGCTTTAAGATAAGTACCCCAACGTTTAACAAACAATTTTCTACTTACTTGTTTTTCTTTACTACTATTAAAGGTCTTTTGTGTATTCATAGTCCTATGTTCTAAGTGCTGAACATTATGATTTGCAATACAACCTATCTCATATCCACGTTGTCTTGCTCTAAGACATAAATCTGTATCTTCATACCACAGAGCATACTGCTCATCAAATCCCTCAATAGCTTTAAATACTCTTGATTTAATAAGCATCCCACCAGTACCAACATAGGTATTAAATTCTATAGTGCTTGTTGAAGGAGAAGGTGTTCCCTTTGCATCCAACTGCCAAGCTTCAATACCAACAATATCTTTATTTTCTTTAGCCATTCTACTTATAACATTTTTTGAAACCATTTGATCATTATCTATAAAAAATAACCAATCATTAAAAGCTTTCTTTACTCCCTGATTTCTAGCAACAGCCGGACCGAGATTAGTTTCATTTCGTATATATACAATATCCTTTTGTTTCTTAGCCCATTTACCAATAGGTTCAATACTACCATTATCAACAAGTATAATTTCTTTAATTTCTGGAACTTTTCTTAACTTATCAATACAATCTACAGTCATACCTTCTAAATTATGACATACAACCACTGCTGAAACAGCATTACTTAAAACTACATCCTCTGGAGAAATATTTTCTTCTATCTCCATTGCTACGTCTTGATATTCTACTAAAGAAGTAATAGTCCATAACCCTTTATGGCATTTTTTACACACACTACGAAAAATATTATTTTTCATATGTATATAAGGTTCTTTACAATTAACACAATGCACGACTGCATCAGATGAAAATTTAACATCAGTACAACCACAAGACTGACAGGTTAATGTTCTTGTTGTTCCACTTTTAGCCCTAACACTTTGCCCACACTTCATACATGTAATATTAACTATCATAATACCTCCCTTATATTAGTAGGGGGGAGGGTTTACCTCCCCCATTTTAAAAATTAAAAATTAAGCAGCAGTAATCAATCTAACACCTGCATTAGGCAACCCATTTTCAATTGCAAATCGCCCATACAATTTAAACAAGGTACGGTTAGTTTTAAACGCTGTATCACCCTGAGTGTTAGTAGTGAATGCTAATGAATCTATATGTTTCCCAATGTAGGTTTTCTTCAAATCACCAAAATAAACAAAGGCAGTAGCAGCAGCATCTGTACTAGGAGCAACAACTACTTCTTTATAAGGTTTACCATAAATTGCACCAGGAACAGGAGAACCAACAGACTCTACAAAAATAGGCATATCTGTAGTACCTTTAAGAGTTCTAACATAGTGAAGAATTTCCCCATTCATATAGAACTTAGCATTCCGTTTTCTTTTGCCATCAAGAGCAGCTATCATTTTTGAAAATTCAACATCTGAAACATCTGCAAAAGAAGTACTTCCTGTGCCCATATTTACAGAATAACCAGTTTTAGCAGTAAATAACCCACTATTAGGAGAACCAGTACCATTAAACAACTGATCATCTATCTCCTGTCCAAGACCATTACTCATAATCCCAAATAACCAACCAACAAGATCAGAAGGTGAATCAGCAAGCGTCATATTACGAGCAGTTGAATAGGCTGATACTTCCTCACAAGTCAACTTAACTTCATCAAGTGTAGGATCACTTGCTGGAGTAGTATTACTCCATGCAAAAGTTACACCAGCAGTCTCTCTTGGATAAGTTTTAAATTCAGACTTCATAGATACAACTTCACAATCCTGCAAACCAACTGACTCTTCATAAGCATACTTCATAATCTCAACCTGTACTGGATCTGGAATAGGAAGATCATCATTCCCTGAATCCCCAATAGCAGTTTTATACTTACCTTCCATAATTTCTCTAGCCCGATAATCACCACTAGCTGCTTTAATAGCAAGAGCCATCCACTCCGCACAGTATACACGTTTTTCTTCACTCATCTGATAACCAGGATGCTTAACTTTATCCTGCAACATTTTACCTTGATAAGCCATATCAATATTATGCTTTGTAAAATACTTCTGCGCAACATCATCTACATCTTCTTGTTTAGAGGGCATAGAAAAACCACCCTTCTTAAACTCTTCAAACTTTGCATTCTGCTCTTTCATCTCTTCCTGCAACTGCTTCATAGCACCATTCGTATTAACAGCATTCACAATACCATCAAGCCCGTCTTTCAACTGGTCATACTCACTTTTACTTGAAGAAGTAATTATGTTCACATCCTTATCTTTAATCTCAGCTTCAACAGGAACAAACTCTCCTTCTGCATTCTTTTTAAATAGGTCTTCCATTATATATTATCCTTTATTACTTGTTCTACTTGTTTAACCAAAGGAATAAGCTTTGTAATCTCTTCAGACGTAAGCTTACCTTCAATTTCTTTCTCTACTTCAGCTTTCTCTGGAAATAGTGTTGCTTTGTATTTAGTTATATCCTCCTCTGTGCATTTGTCCTCTATGGATTTATCATCCAAGGACTCCACTGAAGAATTAACTTCATCTTCCACTTCTACTTCCTTATAATTAACGTAAATTTTAATCCCTGAATTATCTTCAATATCAAACTCTTCCATTCTAAAATCTTCTACAGGATTCCCATTTACTTCTATTTCATAATCTAAACTCATAGCTTTTTCAGCATCTCTTACTACAGCATCTTCCTCATCAATTTCTTTAATCTCCTCTTCTGTTATATCTTTTTCTAGTTCCTCAATTAACTCATCTGAATTTTCAACTTTTGTATAATGAGAATCTTCATCAAATTTCCCATTAGGATTAACTAGAACTTCTTCAACTGCTTTAACTTCTTCGCTCTTACTTGTTTCAAAAACTTCATCTTTATTACCATCAATAACTACTTGTGTCTTCTTTGTTTCATCTATAAACTCAACATTTTGTCTCAATTTATCCACCTCTTCTAAAATATCATCTGCATTATCTGGAGCAGACATATGCTTTTGCTCACCTATAATATACTCTACCCATGCTTTTATCCCACCAATACTTTTTACAGCACTCTGAACAGCATTTGGATTACAAGGAACAGCACAACCTGAAAGCTCAAGCAAATCTTGCTTTAAATATCTCTGTGGAGCCCAATAAGATTCTGCATCTTCATCCATATTCTCAGACTTTAATGGAAAAAATCCTACTGAAGAAGCATTAATTATTTTCTCCTGGTATAAATTAAGAATCATATCTGCAAAAGGAAATAATTCCTTTGTAGGCCAATCTAAATAAAATAACAAATGAGGATCTGAACCTTTTTTCTTAATAACTTTACTAGCTGCAGCTAAAGGTACACTACCATAATCATGAGCCCAAAGAAATACTGGATTCTTAAGATAATTCTTAAGATCCCAACCACTCATCATTACTACTTCACCTTGTCTATCTACAGTCTCATCTGTTCCCCGCATAACTATTTGACGTTTATTTACATCGACACTTTTTATTACATTTGTAAAGTCTCTTGTAAGAATTTTTTTACCATCAGGTAATACTAATTTTTCTGCCATTATATACTCCTTTTATCCTTCTAAAGTCTTTACACCATCTTCAATACATCTACATCCCACAGTATTTTGTGCTGAAGCATTCCAATCTCCGGGATACTCTAAAGACTCACCATTAGGCATTACCCAAGCTTCATCAATAGAAATAATAACTTCATGCATTGGGGCGTGTAATTCTCTAACCTTTTCATCAAATGCAGTAATCCATCTTTTATAATCAAACCCACTTCCAACTAAAACTAAATGTCTAGCAAAATTAGCTGAACCCATTATCTCTGTTATAGCTATATTTTTTGCTCTATTAGAAGCTCCATTATATACTTTTTTTATTCGTGCAATAATCTGATCAAAACTCTCACCATTATCTTTACCTACTTGTATACTAGCTATAATCTCTCTTCGTACAGTCTCTACAATACCTCTAATTTTATTTGGTTTTGTTTGTAAAAAATATTGAATTTCTACATTATTTATATCAAATGGTAGGGCTACACCTAACTCTGCTACCATTGTAGCCCAGCCTTCTTTAACTGCAAGCAAGTAAATAGCAGCAGTAAAAGCAGCCATTAAATCTTCAAATTCTAAAAAATCTAATTCCTCTAAATCTTCTAAATCTTTTTTCTGTATTTTTGTAAGAGAAGTATCAATATCTTTTTTAATAACTGCTAAAGAAGCTACTCGCATCTCCATAAATACCCGTTTAACTTTACTCTCAAACATTTTCTCTATGGGAAAAAAGGTTTCCATTAAGCTCTTCCACCTTAATTCCAGCATGATTTGTTTCTTTGTTTTTGTTACTACTTCCTGTTGCTTAACCTCTTTTTTAGCAGGATAGGTAATAGTGGCTTTTTCTCCACTCTCATCAGTAACTACTGTTGCTCCTGCAGCATATATACCTGAAGCAGCATCTGCTCTAGGAACATAATTCATTGGAACCATACCTATATCATCACCAGCAAAACGAGGAAGATGCATATTCAATGTCTCATTAGCATCTTTAGGCGGAACACCTGTATTTACTAACTTATAATAGTTCTCTACTTTTTCTTTATACTCATCTTGTAATGCTTCAATAGAACTAATATCAAAAATAAGTCTTCTATTTGGATCTTTACCAAAGAAAAGAATAGTAAGTGCATTCTGAATTTTCCTCATTATAGGAATATTAGTAGTGGTCCACCAATCTTTTTTCATCTGCACTGTAGTTGCAAAATTAATTTTTTCTGTTAATCCAAGAATAGAAGGTTTCATTCCATAAAGAGTTATAATCTCTTCACGACTATACTTTCTTAAATTAAGATAATCCATATCCTTTTGAGTAATACCCATAGGAGTGTATTTTAATCCACTATCCAGCACAGCTATCTGGTGTGCATTCTTATACCCTTGATGTTTACTAGTAAACTGCTCTGTAAGCCGTTTAAAAGAACTATCATTAACTATCTTATCTGTTGTAAGAGCTCCACTAATAGATGCTCCATTTTCAAAAAATAAATCATTATACATCGATGCTTTATAATCACTACCTAATGGAAGTTTTCCTGCTTTTGAAGGACTCTGTCCTAAAATTAAATCATTAGGATTCCAAAACTTAATATGAGCTATATCACTTGCAGGAATCTTTATTATGTTTTTATTATCTTCTTCTGAAAATTTACCTGAAGGGGAAAATTTCCAATAATCTAGTCTTCCATTAGCTTTTTTTACAGCCTTAATATATTCTTGTTTAATTGCCCATACATCAGGAATATCCTTTTTCTTATCACTGCCAAATACTGGATATACCCAAACATTTCCATCTAAAAGTAAATGACCTACCAAAGACTCCTTAAAAGTGTCTGCCTCTGTAACATCATTAGGATTCTCAAATGCTCTAGTATAGGGGGAATTTAAAACTGCTTCCCACCTAGTATTAACTCTCCTCTCTTCAATAAGAGGAACTTGACTAATAGCTCTTCCTGTGTAACTTATACATGAATATGCTAATGCACTTTTACCATAAGGATCATCAGAAACTGAACTATCTGGAGAGACAAGGTTTTTAAACCATCGTGCATCTATGCTAGATTTATTTACTCTATTAATAAACAGTTTCTCAAACATATTCATATACATATATATTAGCCCTTAGTCATCTTCAGCAAGTTAGGGAAAAATTTCTTAACTATAAAAAATATGCTACCAAAAAAACCTAAAAAAATCATATTCCATTTAACTCCAGTACCTATATGATCTAGTAACATATATATAATATCATTCACTGTCATTAGTTGCTCCTACCCGTTTATTACCTTTTTCTTTCTTTAATAATATCTTCATCATTAAACATGAACCCAAAGAAGTACAAATAACATACACAAGCATAACAACTAATTGATCATTAAAATTTCCATTCTTAAACACATCTAGCATCTTAGGAAGGATTAAGAAAAAATTACAAATAAACCATGTGCTGTTACTACCTAATGCTGCAAAAAAGTGATATCCTGGAGATCCACTATTTCTACTTCTACTTGCCCAAGTGAACATCATATTTTGAATAAATGCTACTATTCCTAATAAAATTAAAGTCATATATTTTCTCCCTTATATTACCACTTTATATATAGTGGTTAATGCTCTTTGTCTATCTGCTTGTGAATTATAAGCAATCCAACGCTTATTATAAGCATACCCTTTATACCCCTTAACACTTTGTAAATCAATCTTTATAGAATGCATCCCATCCTTTTCTACAACATGAAGGTTCTGAGAAGCTTTACTAATTAAATGTAATGCTCTATCTGAATAACCATTACTTCCAACCATTGAAGAGTTTCTAGCAAAATTCTCACCTATTCTGGCATAATGCAAATGACCAAATAAAACAAAGTCAATTATAACTCCCATATTTGCATATTTACCAATTAATCGAGTAGTACCTTTCTCAACATCCCCATTAAAAATTGCTTCTTCTCCATGAATAACTAAAATGTTTTGACCATTCACATTCACAACAAGTTCTTTAGGATCACCCTGAATAAATGTTACTCCTTTAGAACCTTTAAATTTTTCCTGTAAAATATTGTAAATAGCATAATCATAATTATTAGTTACAAGCACATCTGAAAAACCCATCTCTTCATGGACCCTACTCTCATTACCACATACACCACCAAAGTAAACATTAAAACCTGCACCATTTAAATCAAGAATTAAAGACTTTAAGATATCAGCAACACATAAAAATGCACTTACTCTATTATATGACTGTGTAGTTGACTCATCTAATCGCCTATCTGAATTTATCATATCTCCTGTACTAGCAAGAAATATAGATTTAACACCATGCATTTTAAAAAAAGGTATTGCATTATGTGCTAGTTTTTGAGCTCTTTTACTTAAAACATCAAAATTATAAACATTACTTTTAAGATTTACTTCCTCATTACCATGCCAATCACCGATCTGAATAACTCCACCTTTACCATCTCTTTTATCCACATGATATTTAGTAAATTTTGTAAACGTGTCTTTAGAAAGAATATCAACTGTTGTATTATTTAACTCTTCAACTGCGTTATAAATTCTACTCACTTCTCTAAAATCTTTATTTGCTACTCTAGTTTTATCTTGAAATTTCTGTTTCTGTACTTTTGTTCTTATGTGATTATCTATTGTTTCTTCAATAACAACAGGATCTGACGTTGTATGTTTACATTCTGAACAATAATATCTTTGTACATTACCCTTTGATTTTGTTTCCCTTTTTCCTGCTTTGCTCAGAGTAGCTGTATTACACTCTGGACATAATAAATCTGTAAAGTTCTCCATTATAATCCCCTTACTAAATTATTCAGAAACTTCTGGTTTCTCAGACTGCTCTCCCTCTTTAACCTTTCTTACTTTAGGAGGAATAGGTTTATCCTTATTTTCCTTAAATGCAGTAGGTTCTACAGAAATAACTTTAAATTAATCTATTACTGGATTTTCCTCACACTTTGCTTCTTCTACTTGTTCTTTTTTAAGTGCTTTTATCAAAGGTGGATCTTCTTTCTTCTGTGCCTCAACTACTTCCATGTACTTCCCTGTCTTAATAGCAATAAGCTCTATCAATCTTCCATTAAGTGCATTTAATTCAGCTATAACAGTATTCTTTCTTTTTTCTCCCTGTTGTCTTTGCTGTTCAATAAGAGTTAACTCTTTACTATACTCTTCATGTGCTTTCTTAATTACTTCCATCTGTACATCTACATATGTTTCTAATTGCTTTTCCATAAACTACTCCCCTTTTTTACTATTTGATTTAATTTCTTGAATCTTCTCTAACCCTCTACTACCAAAGTAAAAAGCATATACTGTACCCATTAGTACTGTAAATAATTGTAACCACGGCTCTACTAAAGCCTCTTGACTAGCATCTAAAATAAATAGTGTTAAGTAAGCTAAAAGCATAACAAAAAAAGTTAAAAATGCTAATGTAAACGGACGAATATTTTTGGACAACCAACTATCTGAAGCCATATCTGCTACATGCCGTTTAGTTATCTCTGCATCATAATTAGAAGTTGCTGTTAACTGAATTTCTTTAAACCTATTCATTTCTTTTGCAAAATCTAATTTAAATTGGTTCTTTTCTTCTTTCGTAGTAGATAATTTATCAATCATATCTCCTACTGAATCAACTACTGAAGAAACTCCCCCTGTAAATAAATCTGTTACCCAACTCATTTTTACCTACCTGCTAATCTATTAAAAATTTCTATAAGTCCAAATGTACTTACTACTAAAGATAAAACTATAAATATTACTCTTACTGCAACTGTATTCTTTAATATACTATCCCCGTGTATAGCCTGAATCTTTTCTACAGTATCAACTGCATTTAATAATTTTCCATTAATCTCATCTTGTTTAGCCATTTGTGGGATATCCCCTGTCTTTTGGAATAGTTGTAGCGATAACTATTGTATCTTCAATAGCAGTACTTCCATGTACTTCTGCAGACCTTCCTATAATATCCCAATCACCAGGGTTAAAAATAATTTCTTTGTTTCCCTTTACATACTTTAATTTTCCAGATAAAATGTATATCCATTCAAGGCAGTTTGGATGAGCATGTTCTGGAAAAACTTCCCCCTTTTCCATAAATACTTTTTGAACAGCTACATCTTTATTTGATAGTAAACACTTACCTTCAATATCATTATTATAAACTACTTCTCCTTCGCCAGTGGATGTAATAAGATCTTTTAATTCTTGCATCTGTGTATTATACTCTACATTTAATACATCTAACTTCCTTTGAGAAGGACCATGCAATACTCTTTTAACTAGAGCACTCATCCTGCACAACCCCCCTTAGGTATCCAAGTACACCAACTACTCCCCATAACAATACATAATGGGTCCATAGGAGGTAAATATGGACAAGTATCTTCTCCACTTTTACTCTCAGGGTGTGCTTCAAGTATTCTCTTTACTAACTCATCAAATTCTTCTTTATCTAATGTCTCTTGCACTAATTGTAAAAATTTTTCTGACATAAAGCACCTCTATAAAAGTAAGGGGTGAGAATGGGGGAAAGGGAGAAACCCCCCACTCTCTTTAGGAGAACAACTCTTTATTTTTTAACAAATAACTGTTTCCATATATTATATGCTGTCTGACCATATCCAATAACTACACTAGCATATACTGCAAGATGTGTTGGATCAAATGGTGTCTTAGATATAATAGCTGAAAGAACTCCAATAAGTGCTGATAAACCAATAGCCAAAGCAAAACGCCAATTACTAGAAGTAATTTTCTGTTTTAACCACCCAATAAGTGCCGGTACTGATAATCCCATAAGGACTGCAATTGTGTTCGGTAATGTGAAATCCATTGTGTTTCTCCTTTTATAAATATTTCCCTGTTCTATTACAGGTTTTTAAATAACTGTCCTTGCCACTTCTCTCCACCATGCTCCATCAAAAACTAGTGTTAATGTATCGTCTGCCGTTGCACTCATATCCCCAGCACCAGATAATTTAAAGCCATAATAATTACTTCCAGCAGCAGTTCCATGATCAACTGTAACACTTGCGTCAAACTGCAATGTAACCTGTGAGCCTGCTGTCCAGCCAGTACCTAGTATCCTGTTGATTATCGTAGTGCCTGTTATATCAAAGTAATTGCCATCACCAAGAGTTATATCATTAGCAGAAGCTATGTCAGTACCTTGAATAGCTAAAGCTCTACCACTCTGGTATGTAACTACAGGACTATTAATCAGCGTTGCCCCACTCACGGTTCCGGTTATGTCGTTTGTCCCGTACCATGTGGTAGGGGTCATATTCTCTGGGTAGAAGCCAACTACTTCGCCTATTCTAGTAAGTACTACATTCTTCAAATAGAAAGACTTTCCTGTGAGTAATACATCAACCATTTGCCCTACTGATGATGTGTACGTGCAAAAATCTAAATTTGGCCTATTTGTGCTATTTACAAACTCTAGTGTTTGCCCAGTTTGCCAAGCATTTTCAACAACAGTAATAGCATTAGATGTAAATGTTCCATCAAGCCCTGGTGAGCGATTAGACGCAACTCCAATGCCAAAACTTGCTATGCCAGAACTTGTCTCTGCGAAATAATCAAACGTTAACCTGTATGCTTTCCCACTAACTAAGATTGATGCATCCCTGTCTAGCTGACAGGTTTTATCTCCTCCATTAGCGTATATTTTCATTGTTTCGGTAACTGCGTCCTGTGTGACTGGTGCAGATAATTGTAAATCTGCATCTCCTGTATTTTGTGTCCAGCCATTTACATCAGCAGAAAAATCTCCGGTGTATTCTGCAGCATTACTCGCCCCTACATACTTATTCGGGGAACGGGCTGTTGTGTATAGGTCTTGTTTTTCCTGGCCTGATAAAACTGTATTAAACGTACCAAAGTAATTAACATCGACATTAGCGAATGAACCAG